TGCTATTGTTATTAGTAATAGTCTTCTTCCTACTGATGTTCATACTACTGATGTTAATACTACTGATGTTCATACTACTGATGTTAATAATACTATTGTTGATACTATTGTTGTTATTGTATGAGCTTCTTCCTATTGTCTGCGACAATAGTCATCGAGGGAGGAATTTATGCGATATTGTCTGATAGACAATTTCGCCTAATATAATCCTATTACCTATACTTCGCGTGGGCGGGCGCACATGTACCTATTATACGCACGCGTACACGCACGTATATAATAAGGTACGCGCGCAAGTGTTGCCCAACTTTTATATATATATATATATATATAAGCCCAGTTTGTTATTTAGAATCCGTCTAAGAGAAACATCGTCGAAAGGCGATTTTAGCTTGCTAATTAGTCAATCTTTGATAATATGTCTGATAATCTTATAATCTTAGCTTTTAGTTCAGATATGTATTTGGTTATATCATCAGGATGAACCATTTGAGTTGTATGATTATTATATGTGATTTCAAGAGTATCAGCATCTATAACATCTATATTTATTATAATTTTATTTTTATCTATTTTCATAATACTTTTGTTATTTAAATTAATTTATAGTTTTAGCTTATCAGCTGGTTAGCTTCGCTTATCAGTTGTAGCATTTCGCTTATCAGGTGACTAGTGTCGTTTCCGATGCCGGATAGCTTTGCCGGATAGCGAGCACAAGTCGGTAGTATTCTTCAAACATAAGTCGGTAGTATTGTCAAACACGTGCCGAATGGTGTATTCTTAGTTTAGTAGGAGAGGTTTCCCTCTCCTACGTAACTGGTTAAGCTGCACCCTCTGCATCAGGTTGGTATTTAGCCAACATGTCAGCCACGAGCATTTCGTCCGCAAGGGACAACGTACGCATACTAAGTTCGTACGGGAAATACTCGTAACGGTCGTGTTCATTAACACGTTCTTCACGAGACATTTTAGCGGCATACGGATTAACGAATACTTCACCTTGTGCAAGTACGTGTCCAAGCACGCTAATACGTGCCTTCTTGAAGATAACGTGCAACACTGACAACGGTGCAGTCATAACAGCATTGGCAAGCATTGGTTCGCCTTGACCTTTCAGTATTGCAGATAGCTGAATACGAGTGGTAAAGATATTACGAGTCGTAGACTCGACATAAGTACCACTAGCAGCATCTTTAACAAACTGTGGAATGTTGCGATTAACAACAACAGTAAGAGCACCTGCATAACGATTACTATTATCAATGATATTAGTAATCATTAAGCTGTCGTGATTCTCAAAATCAGGACGGTCAAGCAACAGACGAGTAATATCGTCTGCATCCTGTCCTTGATACTCGGATAGGTCAACTATACGAGCGTCAATAGCTTCATCAGCAGCTTTATTAGTAGCATCTGTTTCAGCGTTAGCACTTGCTGCTTCGGCAGCTTCTTTTGCAGCTTTTGCAGCTGCTTCTGCTGCTAATCTAGCAGCATCATTAACTTTAGTTCCCATAATAAAAATGAAATTAAATGTTATAAATCAGTCGGCAACTGTTCAACCAATGTGCATCCCGACTACACGCACAATAGCAATATGTTTAAAGTCATTTGGTTTGATAGTAACTGCAATATGTTTAAAGTCATTTGGTTTGACTAGTTCAATAGTTCTTTTACTATATTATTTATGTCTAGCATCAATACTAGTACAACCAATAGTATTAAGAAACTATTCACATGATTATCATACAACTTAATGTAACTTAGATGTATGAATACTGGCACACCTAGCATACTTAATGCCAAGTGTACCACTTTAATCTCATCACGAGTACTCATACGTATCTGGTATAATAACGTGAACAAAATTGTTCATAAGTCTCACCTGCACGACCATGTGCTCTCCAATCTCGCTTCTGTCTGCTAATAGCAGAAAGATAAGTAGCAGTAGTCATAGCTACTGCTATTAATAGTAACAATAGGAATATCATAACAATAAGTATTTAATTAAACATTTATATTAATAGTAAGGCGACCACTAGATAGGGTCACCTGATACTACACCAACAATACCACATACCATTGCTATAAATCCAATGTTTGCAACAGTAAGAGAAGCAACACCTAAACCAACAGCAACAGTAGTCATACCACCAAATAGTGCAATAGCTCCAATAACAAACGCAGCTTTACGTATCTTATTCATATCTTATATCTTTAGTAATTAAACATTAATAGCAATATGTTTAAGGTCATTTGGTCTTGACGGGGGTATTGGAATTGGTTTGAGACTAGGGGGCTTGTGTGGTAGGAGCTTCACCTCGATAAAAATATACTCACTAAAAAATATTTTTCTCCTAGGAATAGCACTTACAATTCTCCTAAGTTCATTATTAATAGTTCTAATACTAATAATATTTATAATAGACTTTTAAGTCTGATAGTTCCTATTATAGTTTTGAATTCATAAATAGAAATCCTAAGTTCATTACTAATAGAATTTATATCATTTCCTATAAGTCCTTTAAGAACAATATTATATATAAGTCCTAAGTTCATTATTAATAGACCTAATATTAGTATTTCTTCTAAGTCCTTTAAGTCTAATTCTTCTATTATATATTGTCTATTGTTGTTAGTAGTCCAAAGTCTATCTTCGATATACTTAGTCCTATTAGTCTAGTTAAGTCTTACTATTGTATTTAAGTCCTTAATTAGACTTATCTATATTATATGGTATTAATTGTATTATCGGGTCTTATTGTGTAAGCCATTTCTCCTATTCTGTCGAATAGTTTGAAGATTTAGTACTAGGATTGTAAAAATAGAATGGTAAGAATTAGTTGATGTTTTAGCTTAGTATTAGGATTGTTAGGTTGTATATAAATGTGGACCAGTGTGAATGAAAGTGAAATTATACGGAGAATACAATTCTAAAGGTTTTTTAACTAGTTAGATATTGATGATATAGATATTATTCGTATACTTGTGCTATTAATGACTGACGGTTATATTACAGTCAGTAATGTTAGTCAACTTAATTAATGGTATTAATAATCTAATTAAAGTAATTATGCTACACTTAGAGAACAAAACTAAAGGAGAGACTTTCCTAGTTCCTCAACACATGGCAGAAATTGATTTCCAATATGTTTCTGAAAGAGTTAAGAATATTACTCCTTTCAAGCATTTTGGTATTGTTGCTATTATTCAGACTGCTAAACTTCGTGAAATTATTAATCCTGACTTAAAAGGCACTGGTAATACTCGGTTTATATTAGTTAAAGCTAATTATAGCGATGATGTTAAAGAAGGAGATAGAGCTTTGCTCAATCGTTTCTTATATGTTGCTCCTTCTGATGTATTTACTGGTATAGATTGTAATCCTCGTAGTAATGAACTTACTCCTTATAATCTTGCTGAATTTATTCGTAGTGACCAAGACTTAAATATAAGTATTGCTCGTGGTGAGATATTCCGTAAGGTTAGTACTGGTTCTGTTATTAGTTTACTTGGTAATGAGGTAAGTCCTGCGACTATTGAAAAGAAAGGTGACAATGGTAAATTGATTACTACTATTGCTGAAACAGTAGTTTGTGTTGGTTATAAAATTGTTCGTCTTTCTGATATTCAAGGACAGAATACTATTGAAGGTCTTATTCCTAATGGTAAACCTCAAAAGTTTATTGTTGCTACAAACTTATTACAAATATAACAGATGCCGTCTATTGATTTAAAAGAGAAGAGAGAATTGATGCTTGATAGAGCTGATATTATTGCTCTATTAGGTGTCACTCCCCAAGATGCTCTTATTATTAATGATATTGTTAATGATATTGAAAGTCAAGTAGTCAATAGAATTAAGATTATGGGGAGAGTTACAATTCCTCGTATCGGTTCATTCTTTCCGAATGAAGGTAAACTTGATGCAATGGAACATCATGCTTTAATGAAAGAGAAAAGGCAAGAGCTTACTCCCGAAGAATACAAAGAGTTTAGAAGAGGTCTTATATTGTCTAGAGTTGTTCAACGTCGTAGATTTAAAAGTAGAACTACTATAATATCTCGTACAATTAGACTTAATAAAGTTCTAGCTAGACGAAAACTTAGACAATTTGGTAGAGATGAACGTGGTTATAAACTATATATGTATTTCTTTAGTAAGATGAAACCAGTTAATGATTCTGATTACTATATTAATCTATTAAATAGAGAAGGTTATGATTGCGAAGATTTCCCCATTGGATTTAAGTGGTATGATTAGTGTTAATGAGCAAGGTTATCCCTATGCTCCTAACGTTTATCAGATACAGGATAAAGATGTAAGAGAATTATATCTTCGTGATAATAGTGAGGATAAACTTCGGTATATTAAAGAAGCCGGAGTTATCTTTTATGTAGCCGACCCTAAATCTCCACCTAATCAAATGGGATATAGTCGTTCTGAAGCATTAGCTTCTGCAAAGACTAATTATGGTCTTCCTGCTGATTGGAATCCTGATGCTCTTATTCTTCGTCTTATTGATAGATACCATGAGGATAAAATTGGTGTTGCAGGAGAAGCTCTTGAAAGTATTCTTAGAGCTGTTCATAATAGTTCTCGTGCAGCAAATATTATTAGTGAACAACTTACTAATAAACTTAACTCTGGTTTACAAGCCGAAGATGCTTTACCAGTTATTGACTTAGTAACAAAACTAAATGGTATTATTAATATTATTCCTAATCAAATTAAGGCTTTAGGTGAAGCTAAACAAGCTGCTGCTCTTGAAATAGAGCAAAAGAAAGCTAGAGGTGGTAAGGTTGTTACTATGTCTATGTCTGCAAAAGATGCTAGTGATTTGGAAGCTCAAGTAGAGGCTCAAAAGAGAGAGCTAGGATTAGTAAGTGATACAATTGTCAACGCTCCTTTACGGGGGAAATACGAGAGTACAAAATGATACCTGTAAAATCTGAATATAAACAAACGAAGTTATACTTTGATGAACCTACTCATAAGTATACAGATAATTGTGGTAATTCTTATATTAGTGCTACTACAATTATTCATTCTTATGTTCCTAAGTTCGATTCTAATTATTGGGCTAAATATAAAGCTAAAGAAGAAAATACTTCTATTAAAGATATAAAGAATCAATGGGATAAGATAAGAGACAAGGCTTGTGATATGGGTAATGTTTATCATAATAGCTTTGAAGAAGGTATTCGTCAAAATAGTAAGTTCTTTAATGCTATTAAATATCTTAATAAGCAAGAGAGTAAACAAATGGTTACTGTTGCTGATTTAGATGTTGTTGATAGTCATACTAAACTTCTTGATGTTGATGCTTTTATTGACCATACCGAAAACAAATACCCAGAAATATATAAAGTATTTAAGTTCTATACTGAAAGAGATTATAAGATTTATTCAGAGATAGGAGCTTTTCTTCCGAAGTATTTAGTTAGTGGTACTATTGATATATTGCCTATAAGAGAGGACGGATTCGTTATACTAGATTGGAAAACTAATCGTACTGGTCTTAGATTTCAGGCAGGTTATTATAAGAAAGACAAGAGTGTTAGACCTGTTCAAGAAACAGATGAATGGGTACATAAACCTGAAGATGTTCTTCTTCCACCTTTTGGCGGTCTTCCTAATTGTAATGGAACTACATATAGTTTACAATTAAACTTATATGCTAAAATGGTTCATCTTATTACTGGTTTACCATGTAAAGGTTTAGCTCTTTGTCATATTGAAGTTCCATTTATACTTAACCAATATGGTAGACCTCAAAGATTTAAAGACGGTTTTCATATTGATGAAAGTAAGACAGAAACAGCTAAGTGGTATAAAATATCTAGGTTAGAACCTGAAATAGATACTATGCTTAATATTCGTTATCAAACTGTTAATGGAAGTCAGAAACAACAAATGAATTTATTTGTGTAATAATTAAAGTTATGAATAAATATAATATTAAGTTAATAGATAAATGTCGAACAGTTGATTGGCGAAAGACATTAGAAAGTAGAGGATATGTTTATTTCTCTACTGGAAAGTATAATCTTAATCTTATTGGAGTTCGTGCTAAAGAACGTGATAATAATGAGTTTAATGATGCTTTTATAATTGATTATTGGACAGGTAATGGTAGAAGATATACTCCTGTTTATCCTTGTACTACTGACCCAGGATTTAAAAGTCTTGAAAAACCTGTTAATATTAAAGGTTGTGCAATTCTAGTTCCTGGTCAATATCGTGGTTGTTTTAAGAAAGGTTATCATAAAGGACAGTATGCTGCTCTAGTTCAGCATAAACCTGTTAAAGTATTCCGTGATGCTAACAAGGATTTTTATATGGATTGTGATGAATCTTCTATTGAGGAAGGTATGTTTGGAATTAATATTCATAAGGCAGGTGAAGCTAGTGTTGTTGTTGACGGTTGGTCGGCAGGTTGTCAGGTTCTAGCAAGAGGTACTGATTTTAGAGAACTTATGAATATAGTTGAATTATCCATTCCTATTTATGGAAATGTATTCAGTTATACTTTGTTAGAAGAAAAAGATTTGATAATATGAAACTAAAGAGCATTGGAATAGGGTTATTAGTAGTAGTTATACTATTTATTGGAATTAGAGTATTCAACCATTTTGTTTCAAATAAGGAATGTGTAGAAGTCCCACTTATCGTTCCTGATACTATATATCAGGAAATAGAAACAAAGAGAGATAGTTTACAACTAGTAATAGATTCTATTCTCAATGCTCTTAATAATACTAATCAGTATGAGAAAGAATTTAATAAAGCGATTAGTGATACTGATAGTATTGCTATCCTCGAACGCTTCATATATCTTGTGTCAAAACCAGTCAGAATTAAGAATCAAGAGACTAGAGACGAAGGTAGATAGTTTACAGCAATCGCATCCCTTTATGGGGGATAGCGGAGCGAAGCGGAGCTTAAATAAAGAAGTATTAAGAATAGCCAATGCTAAGTTAATACTTTCAGAAGAGTACAAAAACCAATACGAATCCTACAAGAAGTTATATGAATTAAAAGTTCAAGATAGCTACTTGCAGGATTCTGTTATATCTAAGCAACGTGAAGAAATAAGAAGGATAACGTTAATAGGTAATGAAGCTATTACTAATCTTAATAAGGAGTATAAGAAGTCTAAGAGATATAAAAAACAACGTAATGGATTTATAGCTAGTACAAGTGTGCTAGCTATTCTTGTTATCGTATTATTAAAATAACTATATAGATTATGCAATTGTCTGAATATCCATTTTTCATGTATTACATGGAAGAAGATAAAGGAAAGAAGTATAAACATGCTAAAGACTGTGGATATAAAGACCCATTTGACCATTTCTTAATAGGAGAAAGCGGAGGATTCTTAATGAATATTGACCCAAATAAGAGATTTGTTAATACAGAGCTTCTTCGTCCTGCTGCTATTGCTTATGAGAAAGATGGGGTTTATACTAAGTTTGCAGTAGATAGTATGCCTTATACTAACTTTCGTAAACAAGAAACTCTTCGTAGACTTGTAGGTTTTAAAGCTCCTTGTCTTATGGATACTAGAACTGGTGAGATAGAAGAGGTTTATATTACTGGTGAACATTATAACTTTATTAATTATGGACGTATTCTTAAACTAGATACTAAAACACTTCGTGTTGAAGAAGGTAAAGTTACTGGACGTAAGATAAGAGGATTTCCACGATTCATAGATTGTCAATGGTGGTACTTCTTGATTAAACAGTTCTGTCGAGATAATGGTTTATTCCTTATAAATGATAAAACTCGTCGTGGTGGATTTAGTTATATGGAAGCTATTGGTTCTGCAAATTTTATTAATCTTACTCCTAATCGTGCTGTTATTCATGCAGCCAGTGATAACAAGTTCTTAGTTCAGTCTGGTGGTTTATCAGACTTTATGAAGAAACAGATTATCTTCTATGAATCTAATACACCATTTGTAAGAGGTATAGCTAAGATTGATGCTAGTGATTTTATATTAGGTTATAAAGACCCTAGTACAGCAATTATTGATGATAACAGTTGGAATAGTGCTTGTATATCTGTATCTACTAAGAATAATCCTTCTGCCGCTGTTGGTAAAGATGCCGGAGAAATTAAGTGTGAGGAAATGTCAGAGTTTGAAAACTTTGATGATTTTATGGATGTTACTGAACCTACACTAAAGACAGGTTCTGTTACTACTGGTTTTCTTAATGCTTGGGGTACTGCTGGTAAAGCTAATGCTGGTTGGGTTACATTTGAACAGAACTTCTATGACCCTAGAGGTAGAAACTTTATGGCATTTGAAAATGTATGGGATAAAGATAGTAGACCGGAAGTATGTGGTTATTTTAAACCTTATTGTTGGGGACTTGAAGGTTATAAGATTGGTGATGATAATCAGATTGCTACTCTTACATCTCTTGATGATGACGGTAATTCTGATATAGCTTTAGGTTTTCAGATAGCCGAAGAAGAACGTGCTATTGAAAAAGCTAAAAGTAAATCATTTGCTAAGTTTATTAGTTATTGTGGACAATATGCTAATATGCCTAGTGAATCATTTAGTTCTGTAAGTGAGAATATATTTAGTAGTGAGATACTAGATGAATGGGAACAAGAGCTAAAGATGTCTAATAAGTATAATTTCTATATAGACGGTAAGTTTGTAGAATATGATTCTGATAACTTTGAGTTTATTCCTAATGAACGTATTGCTGCAACTGGCGGCGTATATAGAAAGGACTTCTTTGATTATATTAAGAATGTTCCTCGTCATTCTAATGAAGACCCCGAAGGTTGTATTCGTAAATGGTTTAATCCTATTAAAGTTGAATATATAGATAAGAAAACTGGTCAGTTAACTAAAGGTACTCCTCCAGGGATATATAGTATTAGTTATGACCCTGTTGGTATTGATAAAGATAAGAAAGAGCTTACTAACAAACATTCTCATAATAGTATTAAAGTATGGATGAATCCCTGTATATATAATGGTTATCGTCCTAGACTATGTGCTGTGTATTATGGTCGTCCTGATGAACTAGAAAAGGCAGACAGAATATGTTATTACTTTGCAGTTACTTATAATTGTCTTGGTACAACTAATGTTGAAATCAATCGTGGTGAAACAGTAAGTAATTTTAAGAAGTGGAAAGCTGTTAAGTATCTAGGTTATCATCCTGTTCATCTTTGGGACACTAATATTAATAGTAAGAAGGTTAATACTATTGGTTATGATATTAGTAGTGAGACAGTGAAACTTGACGGTCTGCGTATGTTGAAGGAAATGTTGTATTCCCCCATAGGGAAGTTTGAAGACGGACGTGACATGCTTGTTCTTCATACTATATATGATTATCAGTCGGTATTAGAGTTAAAGAAATGGTCTAATACTGGTAACTTTGACCGTGTATCAGAAATGATTGTTAGAGGTATTGAATGGGCAGCTAACGATAAGTTTGCTAAAAAGCAACTTGAACATAGACAAAGAGTTCAAACAGAAAAAGAAAATTTTTGGAATCGTAAACGTTATTAATTATGAGTTGGTTAACAGAAAGTAACAGGTTAAAACATTTCCTCTATGCAATTCCATGTGGATTGCTAGGAATAATGTTAGTAGTAGGTCTTGCCGTAGGCATGGAGTTTAAAGATAAAATGTACGGGAACAAGTTTGATTTCTTGGATATTTTAGCTACATTGCTTGGTGGAATGATAGGATTCGTGTTAATGCTTATTATAGTAATAGCTACGGGTGCTATTGATTGGTACATTAATATACTTATTAAACTAAGCGAATTATTATGATTGATGCAAAGCTAAATGTTAGACTTGGGGGTATGCCTAAACAGCGTATCCCTAATTCTGAAAAGGATGAGTATTGGGCAGGCAGAACAATAGATTATTGTATTGCTGCCGGACTGGCTTGTAATGATAGAACTAAGACTGAACAACTTCTTGAAATACTTCATGGAGAAATGCCTGACGAGTTTTATCGTAAGACACTTAATCCTTACAATGCTACTAAGGAGAACTTTAAGAGATTTCCAGCAACTCTAAGAAATCTTGATATTATTAATGATGTAGTTCGTCGTTATTTATCAGAATATGTTAAGTCTCAACATGAATTTATTGTTGGTGCTAATAATCCTGAAATTATTATGGCTCGCGATGCAGCTATTCGGGAAGATATAGTTAAGAGAGCTATGATAGCGTTTCAACAAGAAGTTCAAAAGAGAGTACAACAGCAACAAGCTGAAAATGCTCAACTAGAAGCTCAAGGACAACCAATACAAGATGTTGACCCAGCACAACTTGCAGGTGATGCAGAAGAGTTTGAAAAGAACTTTATTGATAATTATATAGATGAGATAAGTGCACAAGCACAACAACTATTAGAAGTTATTGATGATGTTCTTAACAATGAGACAATAATTCCGGTTGAGTATTTCAACTATATCACTACGGGGGAAGTTTATAGTTTCCATACTGTTCGTGGTAAGAAACTAATTAAAGAATATGTTCCTACTACTGATATGTATCCTGTTCCTAATGGAGAACAAATGGTATCTAAATATGATATTGTAGCTCGTAGAATGTTAATGAGTTACAATCAGGTAATAGACCAATTCTCTGATGAATTAACAGAGGAACAACTAGAATTTATAACTAAGTATTATAATCCTAGTACTGTTGGAGCTACTCGTACTCTTAGTCTTAATTCTTATACTTATTATTTTCCTGAAAAGTGTAAGAACTATAAAGAAGATACTGGTGAGATATTTCCGTCAGAAGGTTATGATTTAAGATTAAAGAACGGAGAATTGTTAGAAGTATGGCATGTTAATTGGAGAGGATATGCCCAAGTTAAGATACTAAAGTATATTAACGAAGTAGGTTTAGTTGATGAAATGATTGTTCCTGATGACTTTGAGTTTAATCCTGAACTAGGTCATATTGAAATATCTGTTGTATATAAACCACAGATATATGAAGGCTATCGTATTGGAGGACAACGTTTCGGTATATATCCAGGTGGTGCTAAACCTATTCCTTTCCAAATAGACGATGATGCTAGATTGCAATATTGTGGACTTCAAGAAGTTCTTCCTCAAATGGGAAAGTTCTCTATTGTAGAAATACTTACTCCTTTCCAAATACTGATTAATATATTCTCTTATCATAGAGAAATGATGATAGCTAAGAATAAGATGTTTATTCTTGTTGCAGCTAAGTCGCTATTTGGAGAAGATGCAGAAGAAGCTATATATAATATAACTGCTGAAGGTATATTTCCATACGATGATGCAGAAGATATTAATAGCACTAAAGCGCAATCTATTAAAATGCTCGATGCTAATATCTCTGGTTATATTACTGAAATATCTAATCTTATTGAATCTATTAAAGCCAGTGCACGTGAAATGGTAGATATGACACCACAACGTTATGGACAAATAGCTACTAGTGCTGGTAAAGGTACTACGGAAGAAGCAATTATTCGTGGTTCAATGGGAACTGTTATTATCAATTATATGTTTGATAAGTTCCGTGAAGATGAATATATCGTAGACTTAAATAATTCTAAGCTAGCTTGGATTGACGGATTAGATACTTCCTATTATGACAAGTCAGATAGAAAGCAATATATTTCTCTTAATGTAGAGAATCATACTCTTGGACAATATGTAGTTAAAGCTAAGAACTCTGATAGAGAAACAGAGAAGTTCGAGCAACTCAAAGAGTGGGCTTTCAATGCTAGTCAGAATGGAGATTTAATGTCAGCTGTTGCAGCTATTACTTCAGGGAATATATCTAGTCTTAAACTAGCTATTAATCGTTATCAAGAGATTCGTCAGAAAAACGAAGAATCTCTTCGTCAACTAGACCAACAGTTAGAAGATGCTAAGAATAAAGCTGTTCTTGAACAGATAGCTGCAAAAGGTGAACAAGATGCTAGACTTGCTGAAATCAAAGGTTATTATGACCTTCTTGCTAAAGGAATGGATACGGAAGCTGCAATGGCTGCTCTAGCTAATCAGCCTGCACAAACTGTACTACAAGATAATTCTGCCGAACTATCTTTAAAACAAGCTGAACTCAATGAGAAGAAACGAGCTAAAGACTTGGATATGATTAATGCTGCATTAGATAGAGATAATCAACTAAAGATAGCTAAAGAGAATAAGAACAAATATGATAAACCAAAGTCTAGTAGTAGTTCTAGTAAGAAGTGAACACTAAGTCGTAATTAGCTATATACCTTTCTCTATGATTCAGACGTGCCCTACGGATGCTTCCGTAGGGTTTTTCGTACCCGTAAGATTGACGTAGACCGCATTTCTTTTGTCTCTATTGCATTTTCCCCCTTAAAGAAATGAACTGTATTAGAAAGCATTAAAATGCCGTAGCAAGCCTTAAAATGGCTTATTATTTTGCCCTGTATTGAACGTTCGTTTTAGCCGATACTATTCAACTCTTATATTACTTAAATTCAAATACGAGCTTTTCTAAACCTAATAACAAGGTATTCAAACTAGCAAGAGTTGTGTTTCTCATATTATTAAACTACATTTGGACTTGAAAGTAATAATTAAAACATATTTATTATGCCAACTTTTAATAATAATAATTCTCTCGATTTAAGTACTACCAAAATAGATGATATATCTACTGTTGGTGGTGCAGGTCAAGGTGCTGGCTCTGGTAATAACGGTAATACTACCGGACAGGGGCAACAAGGTGCTGGACAACAAGGTCAACAAGGTCAACAAGGTAATGGTAATGGTAATGGTAATCCTGATACTGATACTAATATTGATACTGATAACGGTAATGGTAATACTGGAAATCAAGGTCAGCAAGGTCAAGGGGATAATCAGAAACAAACCTCTTCTATGGGGGAAGTTCAGTTATCAGAAGGTGACACCGTTAATGTAGACGGTGTGGATTATACTATTGATGCCGAAGGTAATGCTATTGCTGCTGACGGAACTGTATTCCGTACAGCTACTGAACTTGCTGAACTTATCGCTCAAAATGGTTCTGAACCAAGTGTTCTTAACCAATTACAAACTCGTTTCGGTTCTGACTTTAAAGATGAAAACGGTAATCCTATCGTATTCGATGACAATGAAGAAGGCATTGCTGCTTATGTTGAAACAGTAGTTCAGAGTAGAGTTAAGGAAGCTCAAGCTGCTGCTATTAATAACTTATTTGAAATTTATCCTCAAGTAGAACAAGTTATTAATCATCTTAAACTCAATGGTAGTCTTGACGACTTCGTAGAAATACCTGATAGAAGTCAGATTACTGTTAGTAAAGATAACGAAGAACAACAAGCTGCTTTTATTCGTGAAGAATGGAAACTTAGTGGTAAGAAAGGAGACGTAAATAAATTTATTGACTATTGTAAGAACGCTGGTATTCTTTATGATACTGCCGTTGAATCTAAAGAAGCCGTTGATAGCATATATGAATCTCGACTTGCTGAACAGAAAGCACAAGTAGAAGCTAAAGAAGCTGCTGCTGCTGCCGAAGAAAAAGCATATTGGGATAATGTAGAAAAGACTATTAGCAAAGGCGAATTATTAGGTTATAGTATTCCTGAACAAATCCAATGTAACAAAGATGGAAAGAAAGTAATGCTTAGTCGCAGAGACTTCTTGAAGTATGTGTCTACTCCTGTTGATAGTGAAGGTAATACAGCCTATATGTTAGACGAAGCTAAAGTTGATTCTGATGCTCGTATGCAGGATGATTTACTTAAAGCATTTCTAAGGTTTACTGGTGGCGATTATGCTAGTCTTGTTGGTATGGCTGTTAATAAACAAAAAGTTCTATCTATTAGAACTGCCGCAGCGCAAACTACTGGTAAAAGGACTGTTATTATCAATAGTAAAGGTAATAATTCTAAGACAGTTGATAATGACCAACTAGTCTTGAACTAACTAAATTAAAACTAATATGTACAGATTAAGAGAAGTCGAAAGAGGTAGATATGATGACAGAGGTTATTCTAATGAACAATCTCTTGCTGCCTTAATGATTCAAAAACCGGAGGAAATCAACAACTTCCTGACTTACACTTATGGTATGGAAGATGACCGATTCCCGCTAACTTTCCTTACCGAAGGACAAGGTGCTGCTGGTGTTCGTGACATTACTACTGTTGAGTGGACTTGGAAGACAATGGGTCGTCAGAGATTCAATGATTACATTGTTTGGGCTGACACTAGTGATACTACTCCTGGTATTGGTGGTAAACCTATTAAAGTTGAGTTTGCTACTGGTCTTATTATTGAACAGTATGGTTTGCTTGCTCCTGATGGTAAGACAGCTGTTCGTGTAATGCGTGACCACGGTGCAGGTAATCATGGTGGACATCTGTATTCTTTGCAGCTAAAGAATCCAGATAAGAGTGCTTATATTGACCCAGCTAACTTTGAGAAAGGTAAGTATTGGTGTATGTTAGCTCCGTCTATTCCTGAATCTTATTCTAAGGGTAATAAAACTAATGTTATGGGTCCTGGTGTTATGAAATCCCAGTTAGGATTCAAACGTTATAGCAAGGAAATTGCAGGTAACATTAGTAATGTTATTGTTAGTTATGCTTTCAAGACAAAAGACGGTGGTACTGATACTCGTTGGATTAATGAAGAAATGCGTCAGTTCGATGTTCAGATGCGTATCTCTAATGAGATTGACTTATGGACATCTCGTTACAATCGTACTGTTAATGGTGCTGTTGATATGAAGGATTGGGATAATGACCAGCCTATTCCTGAAACTGCCGGAATGTTTGAAATCCTAGAAGAATCAAACTACGATACTTATGGTGAATACTTGCCTCTTAGCAAGTTAAAAAGAACTATTGGCGATGTAGTCGATAAAGATACTGATACTGGTTCTATGGAGATTACTCTCTATGCAGGTAAAGGTGGTATCGAAGATTTCGACATGGCTATTCGTGAAGATGTTAAGACAGAAGGATTCATTACTCCGCTTGGAGAAAAGATGATTGGTGAAGAAGGTGGTAGTCTTACTTATGGTAAATACTTCGGTAAATATAAGACCATTGACGGACATACAGTTACCTGTATTCATCTTCCATTCTTGGATAAATCACCTATTGCTGAAACAGCAAAAGCTAATGGTCTTATTCATCCTCGTACAGGTTTGCCTATGACATCTCATAAATTGATGTTCATTGACAACTCTGTATATAACGGAAATCGTAATGTTCGTATGGTACGTATGAAAGGTCAGTCTTACCTTGTTGGTGTATTAAAAGGTCTTACTCCTATTCCGCCGTCTTGGGGTGCTGTTCCTAGTAATTCTATATCTACGGATATTGATAAATCTCAATATGAAGTTAAGATGTCTCGTGGTCTGCAAGTTGACAGACAAGAGAAGATGTTCATGTTGGAGTGTGTACTCTAAAGTTAAACAATTAAACTAAATTATAATGGAAGGACAAACACCAAAAACCGGTACATTCGGTAGTAGTCTAGCTAATCCAAATCCACAGCCTGCAAGTATTTCGCCGGCTAAAACTCCCGAAGCTCCTAAACAAACCTATGAACAAATTCTTAAAGAAGAAGATGGTTTAGACAAAGACTTTCTTGAAGAAAGATATATTGTAATAGCTCTTGCTACTGATATTACTGTTAATTCTGTTTATCGTCAAGTTAATGCTAAATATATTGCTGAACGTCATGATAGTATTGGTGGTAGTATTAATTCAGCTAGAGTCTTGACTAGCAACTATGAAGAAATGGCAGCTTATATGCCTTCTCTTATTGGTTGTTCTCCTAACGCACAAGAGTATGTTACTAGAGTTCAACGTTGGTTTAATAGTATATCTATTCCAGTTGATGGTGACGGAAAGAAACTTAACTGTTCGTTCCAATGGAGAAAGAAAAGAGATTATCTGGATTATAAGATAAATGAAACAGCTATCGTAGAAGAATACGATAATGCTGAAAAGTCTAATCCTAAACAGTTGAAAGATGCTATTGCTAGATATGTCAATAAGATTAATGCTCTTGAATCTACTCGTTATAAATATGGACATCCTATTAAAGTAGATGATTATCTTGCATATCGTCATTGCCTATTATATCCGATTGTAGCTAAAGACGTATCTGTTATTAGTTTTGATTCTCGAATCAAGTTCTATATAAAAGATGAACAACGTGAAGCTAATCGTTTGAAACGTAGTCGTATTCAGGCTAACAAAGCAAGACGTAATTATCTTGATGCTATTGATAATGATGCTAAGTTCAAAGCTATCTTTGTATGCTACTGTGCAAGCAACAAACAAGATGTATTGTCTAACTTGTTACTTGACCGTACAATTCAAGAAAAGATGCTTGATGACTTTGCAATTAAAGAGCCGGAGAAATTCAACAAACTGTTTAACAATTCACAAGTTGAACTTCAAGCGTTTATTGAAGAAGCTATCGCTAGAGGAGAATTAGTTCGTTCGGAAGTTAACCAAACTGTTCTAACTCCCGAAGGCGGATTCATTGGAGCTAACATGAAAGAAGCATTAGCTTATTTCAGTAATCCTGAAAATGCTGACTACAAAAGAGCACTTGAAACTAAACTTAAATTATAATAACTGGTTATTATGAAAGTAGCAGAGATACATAACGAGTTCATGCTTCTAGCTCAACAAATGGGCATGAAAACTGTGCGAGCAATACTTCCCGAACAGGTAGACGAAATAATCAATTTAGAGACTATCGAATATGTAAAAGATGTTTTCTCTCGTAAAGGTAATCGTGAACTCGATGGTATCTCTGATAACGTTATAAGATTAACAGAACTTAGTCCTCTTCATACTAGTATTAAGATTGAAGCTGAACAAGGAGATATAATGTTTGGTACTGGTTATAAGATAGAGTTGAACGACTATCCAACACCCATGTTCTATACATCTGTTTACTCCTTTAAGGGGGATAAGTCTTATCGTTGTAGATTGATAGACTTAGACTTAGTGAGTGAAACGATGAACGATTATCATTCAAAGTCTATTGTTATAAGTCCTATATGTTATAAGACTGAATCTAATATTGAAGTAATTGCAACATTTGAAATAGATAGGTTCTTAGTTAATTATATTAAGTATCCTACTCTAATTAGTATTGCAACTAATACTACGAATGAACTATCAGATGTTGCTATGCACGAAGTTATTAAGAGGGCTGTTAATACCTTTAATGCTATCTCTAATAATAATAGTTATGAGAAAGTTTCAAACGAATTATCTAAATTAGAATAAAATGGAAAGACTGTTATTTGCAGGTAATGTTGCACTGGCTACTACTCCCGCCACTTTAGCTGCTGTTAATGCAGCAGGTATTACAGAGGGTGCTGTTGCTCTTTACGACAACGAAGGTGCAATCATCTCGAAAGCTCTTACTAAGAACATTCCGATGTTTACCTTGTTTGTTGGTGGTGGAGCATTTGCTAATAAGAGCAAGTATACCAATATTGTATCTGATATTGATACTAGACGTTTCTCTTATGTTAAGAGTGTCTATGCTGCCGGAACTAAATTTAGTGCGGAAATTACTGTTCCTACCCCCGTAAAAGGAAAGGATTATACGTTAACTATGGCTAAAGCTCATACTGTTCTTAATGAACGTTATAAGTGGTCGGCTAGTGAACGTGCTCGTGAAGGTGATACTGCTGCTATTATTGCTAAGAAGTTAAGTACTCAACTTAATTCTCTTGGTAAGAATGAAGGATTTACTGCTAGTGTTGCCGCTACTAAAATTACCGTAACTGGTACTGATTATGAAGCATGGAACTTGATTGCAGGCGATTCAATGTTCGGAGCTGCTATTACTACTACTAAAGCTATGAAACCGATTAATGATGATGCTGCTCTTAAGGAATTGCAGATTCGTTGTATTGGTGGTGAAGGTATTAATTCTACTAGCAATGATGCTCGTAAGTTATATACTTTGCCGGAGTTCTCTAATGCAGGCGGTTGGACAGTATTTACACTAACCTTCTATCCTCATCGTGACCTTCGTAGTGGTAGTACCGAAAATGTTAAAACTATTATTCATCTTGCTATTCCGACAGGAGCTGCTCAAATAGCTACTCTTGAAACAATATTTGCATCTGTTAATACTCCAGCAGCAGCAGCAGCAGCAGGAGCTTAAAGAAGATATTGTAAATATAACTCGTAATAGTTTAATAAAGGGGTTGCTATTAATGTTAAAATTAGTAGTAATCCCTTTAATCATAGATGGGGATGAAGGAAATTATCGAATCTGCTCTTAATCAAGGATTAAGTTCCCTGATAACAATTTCTATTTTCCTACTATTATATAAGTGGTTGGACAATAAGAAAAAGACTGAAAGCGAAAAGTTTGTTAGTTCTATTAGCAATACTCTTGATGAAGTATCTAAATCATTATTACAAGTCTCGACCTTTATCACAGATATTACAAAGAATATTATAGATAAAGATAAAGACAAGTGTAAGACTGCAATAGAAGATTCTATGTTCGCTTCGGCAATGAGATTGACTATATTCGTTACTAATACTGTTATTAATAACCACGTCCATACTAATAAAGATAATATACTTGCTAATATCCATAATATAGTTAATGCAGAGTTTTACAGTGTATTCTCTAGCTTAGCTTTATATAAGATTAATGGAGTAAAAGCTAGTGATAATATGAAAAAGGATTGGATGCCGTCAGTGGAGAAATCTATAATAGAAATAGTGTTTAATGACAATCTTAGTAAAGAAGATAAAATATCTAGTTTTAATAATAAAATAAACTTGAAGTTTCAGTCTTATATAACTTATATAACAAATAATACATTAAAGTAATGGACATAAACTTCGATAATGTAAAAAGCAAATTGGTTGATAGAGGTGTACAAGTTGTACACCTCTCCGACATTGGATTCATTCTTACTGACGAAGATATATGTAGATATAATGCTATGGTTATTCTTAGTAATATGTCTAATGTAGAATCTAAACTTAGTGAAGAACAACAGCAAAATCTAATTGCAATGTATAACGAATTAATAGTAATGCAATGAGAAAGAACGAAGATGGAATGTATACTTATCTTGATGTTCCAAGTAAGTATAATTGTGTTTATAAAAAACTACTTATTAAGTTAAGTGACTTAGGAGTAGATATGATTAAAGATTGTACTTCTACTTGTAAAGGTATCAATCGTCAAGTAATTAACTGTTGGAATATGTTTCAATCTGCTTGTGCAGCTTATACTCTAGGGTATTGGAAGCAAGCAGATTTACTTATTAATTACATTAATAGTTCTCTACAATTCGGTTGTGATGAATATACTACTGATGAGAAACCAGTATTTATGATATTTGAACTAAATATACCTATTACTATAACTGGTTCTCAAAAGATAAAATATAATGAAGCTAATTTTGTCATAGCTAATAGAGAATATGTAGTTGAAGATACTCTTACTATTTATCAAGTAATTAATGAAAGAGAAAATATAATAGCTTCAGGTTTATCTGTTAATAGTCCTGTTAAGTTCAATGAGTTAGTTCTTAATGCAGAAGTAGGACAAGTTTATATATTCAGAGCTAGTGTAGAAGGACAAGATGGAGAGATTTATTATTCTAATGATTATATTGTAGAATGTGTTTCTGTTCCTGCTATGAACGTAATGTATTATGGACATACGGATATTGCTCCACAAGTATTTGATAAAATGTCTATTAATGATATTATGGCTATTGAAGGTAACACTCCTAGAACTATTACGGGAAATAATAATAATACTTTTATTATTAAACAGAAAAAGAAAATCCATTATTTATTGATACCTGATAAGTTAATGACTCTTGTTAAAGCTGAATATGGTACTGCTCTTGTTACTACTCTTTGGGACGGAGAAGAAGGTGCTTATAAGACAAATAATCCAGGTGGAATTTATGATGGTATTCATTATAATGTATTCTTCTTATATTCTCCTTCTATATTCGATGATGATATTCGTATAACTTGTAGAAATAAATAATATGAGAAAAGGAATAAGTATAGGTCAGCCTCTTGTTAACAATAGTGTAGATGATAATTATAATCCTCTACCTGATGTTGATGCTAAGTATGGACCTTATAATAGTATTGCAGAAGCTCTGAAAGAATTGCCTCCTGAATTACGTTCAGTAGGTCTTACAGTAGGTATTAAACAAAATAATATTATTAACGAGTATTGGTTTAATGGAGGTATTGAAAACAAGAATCTTGTAGTTAAGCAACAAGTTAGTGGAGATGAACCAGTTCAAACTGTTTATATACAAGACAATCCTCCTGCTAATACAAATGCTCTTTGGGTAGATACTTCTGGATTAGGAGCAGCTCTTGAAGAAGATGAAAAGCTAGCTCCTATAATTCAATCTATTCAAGTGATACAAAAGTATCTTGATACTATTGTTCATCAGAGAGATTTAATTATAAATCCCGGTCATGTTAGTAATACTTTTACTAAGTCTGTATTAAAAGAATATACTCCTATTGACCCTAATACAGGACAATTAGCAATTAGAGTTGCTGCTGTTGGTGAAAGCTTTGAACCTGAAACAGATGAATATGAACCAAATACTAAAGCGGTTCGTGGGCATTATGGTACTCTTAAAGAAATCCAAGATAACTTTAATAATTTCGTAGATTACGAACTTCTAATTGCTACTGATGTAAAACGTCTATATACTAAGATTAATGGAGAACCTGTTAATCTTACTGGTACTAGTTCAGGCGGTGGCGGCAGTATTGATTATGAAGCATTAGATAAATTAGATACTATTGGTTTCGTTGCCCCTAATGGACAAGTATATCGTGTTAAGGTTAATAATAACGGACAGCTAGTAGTATATAAGAAAGAGTTAGATACACCACAAGCAGAACCTACTGGTGGACAAGAAGAACCTGGAACTGGTTGGGTATATGTAACTACTCTATATCTACAAAAGTTATATATTAACTCTCTGTATTGTGGTGGTATTACTAGTGACGAATATAGTTATAATCCATGCTCTCATAACTTCGTTGAACTTAGTAATCTTACGGGTAAAGATGTGTCTCTTAATGGACTATCATTACAGTATGGTACAGAAGGTGGAAACTGGGAAGTACTTCCTTTATGGGGGAATATCAAAGCAGGTTCGACATTCTTAATTAGAGGTGCTCAATGTTCAGTAATGAATACTAATACTACTCGTATTAAAGTTGAGACTTATGATATGGAATGGTATGCTAGTGATGGTAATCTTATTAAGTTTGATAATAAGAAAGCTAAGTTCTTCTTGACTTGGGGAACATCACCTAGTTCTGTTGCGAATCCTTATAATAACGCGACTTCCCCCATAAGGGTATCTAAAGGTTATATTGATTTGGTTGGACTACAAATACCTAATGCTGGTGATGCTGATAAAGTTGATGCTGCTGAAAATACTGCTTATGGTTATCTTAGTAGTAAGTATTTGTTTACTAAGTATTATACTATGGATAATGTTAAGCAGGCTACTAAAGCTCTTAGTGCTAGAAATAACGCTGATGATATGTACTTTGTTAACCTAGAAGCCGATGTTATTCCTAGGGTAGAATCTTATACTCCTAGAGCTAGTTTTGAAAATAAGAATATATTCTTTAATAAGACTTTATTAGATAGTACTAAACCTAATAAAGTCACTATGAGTTTAGGACGTAAGGCTTGTTATACCATTAATGAAAGTAACGAACCTAATGATGATGCTAGTAGATGTTTTAATTGGGTTTCCGTAGGTTATTATGATGAATACTTATGGTATCGTACATACCGTAGTGATAATAGTTATACTAATTGGACAAAAGTAGAATCGTTTAAGAATGAAACCGGTGTTCGTAAATACTATAATCGTATTAGAGCTATAACTACTGATGGTACTCCGTTTACTACTCATAAGGTAATACTTACTCATCTAGGAGAACAATATGATACTCATACAAGAGACAAGAATATCTATTATGAATATTACGTAGGTAGAGACGAAACTTATAAGAGTGATGTTCGCAGGTTTGTAGTTATGAGTGAAAATATGGTGAATGATGTTCTTAACTTTGTTCAGACTTCCGACCAACAAGGCTTTAATTGGGATGAATATAATGTATGGAGAATAGCTGCCGACCAAATAAAGAAGGACTTTAATAGATATGAAACTAGTAACATATCTGTGTGCTACTTTATGATTAATACTGGTGATATGACACAGAATGGTAATCGTATTAATGAATGGTTAGATTACGAAGCCGGTAGAGCATCTTTATATGATATTGCAGAAATGGTTACTGTTGGTAACAATGACCTTACCCCTGCTAATGTCTATGTTCTTGGTGACGGTGGAGATGATTCTAAAATCAATGCTACTAACATTCGTTTCTTCTATTGTTATGAAATGGATGAAGAAAATCCTCCTATATTTACTGTTGAAGGAAAGGAAATATTTGTTGAATCATTATACTCATTCGATGTTGGTCATACTCATTTCTTATGTGTTAATAGTGAGATAAGTTCTAATACTGAACGAAGTGTTTATGGACTTTCTACTACCGGAGTAATGTATGACTTAATAAGACAATGGTGTGAAAGAGATGATGCAAAAGCTATTAATGCTAAAGCTAAGATAGCTTATTGTCATGAAATGCCTTTTACTATTATTACTCAAAATCTTATTAATTCATTCTATTGGGACGGTAAAGAAGATACTAGCGTAGAACGTAGTGGTAGTCGTTTGAACTTTAATACCACTAAAGCTAATGCCTATTGGTTCTCAAAGTTCTTACAGACGCATAATTACCGTTTATGTCTTGGTGGACACAAACATACGTACAGTTGCAGCTATCCCATTTTAGAGAACGAAAACAGCTCTATGAAGCCTATCATACAGGTCACTGCGGACGTTCTAAAGAAAGATTTTAATTCTGATGAATTATATACGGAAACTGCCGAAGGAGCTTTACAAGGGCAATCTTTCCCTAAATCTTGGGAGAATAATGCGAACTTTGATATGCTTAAACATTTATGTACGTTTCAACTAGTTGAGGAAATTACAGCTCCTATATATTTAATGTGTCAAGCTACGGGATATAAACATACTAGTAATAAAGAACTACCTAGTCCTAATATTCCGTGGTTAAGGTATTTCTTTCCAGCTAGTATTACTATTAATAGTAAGACAGACGTTAAAGCTAAAGTAAATGCAGGTCAACGTTATCCTTTCTATATTAAGTATTTCTTGAGTAAAGGTAAAATCAACGACCTTGTTTATTATCCTAAACTAACTGCTACTGTTAGGAAATTATCTAATGTATTTAATAATTCAGGTAAATACAACGTTAACATAGAAGGTCTTAATCCTAATTACAGTGTTGTTGGTGGTAATGGTGAAACTAATAATGGTAATGATATTATAAATATTAAATTTCCAAATTATAATATTGGATAATTATGGCAGATAATATTAAAAGATATAATCCTAATACTGGAACTTGGGATATATCATCTTCAGGTAAAGCTACTGGAATTGTAGTTGATGACCCTCGTCTTATTGACCCTGAACTTGCAGAAGAAGGTAAGACTACGGAGAGTCTTAATGATGTTCTTGCTCGCCACGATGAAGCATTGAAGAAACATGGTAGTTACATTGCTTGGCTTGCCGAACATGGTGGTGGTGGAAGTGGCGGTGGCGGAGGAGCTACCGGAGATAAAATAACACTTACTAATGGTAATATAGTAAAAGAAGGTAATATTAATTATCTTTATTCTACTGTAACTACTAATATTAAACTGGAATATCTTATTACTTCTTCTAAGAATAATAAACGATATTTTATTACTGTTACTCTTGACGGTAATAATATTATCGAAGGTAAAGAAGCATGGACTAATAATCCTGGAACTCTTAATATTCCGCAGTTAGATAGATTCTCTTCTAATAGTAATCACTCTGTTGTAATTACAGCTAGTGATACAGACGGGTTCTTTGCTGAATCATATTTATTAAATATAGTAGAAGCAAGTATTAAACTCGCTAGTTCTGTATCAGGAAATACTGCAACTGTTGGTATTGATTACTTTTTTACTTATAGTATTACTAGTAAGATTATTGGTTCAGATGTTAATCTTGTAGTTACTAATGTAACTAATGGTGCTAGTAAAACTATTGAATTAGGTAAAACTACTTCTACTGCTCCTAGACAAGTTAATGTTAACTTATGGGATTTAGGAAGTATTATTGCTGGTAGTTCTTATACTATACAGGCACAAGCGTTTACTTCAATGAATGGACAGACTGTTCAATCAGATAAAGTAACTAATCGTGTAGTAGTTGAAGATGGTGTAAATCTAGTAGTACTTGTAGAAGGCATTACTAGTAAGGCAGAAGTAGATTCAGGAGTTGAAAGAACTAAGTTCTCTCAAAGCGGTAATATTTCTTTTGCATTTACTCCATATCTTGCAGGAGTTAGTCTTATTTATTATGCAATTAGAATCGAACATAATGGTATTACTAAAGATATAGGTTACTTCGATGAAGGAAACTATAATGATAATCAATATGTTCAGCGTGGCAAACAACAAGTATTTAGTTATGCTATTCCAACTGAAGGAGAAGTATTAGGTAATTGGAATATAACTCTTCGTTGTTGGTCTGAAAAAGGTGAGCCTATTACCGATACTGTTTTAGCTTGTGAAGTTGTATCTAGTTCTCAAGCACTTATTGCTGACCAAAATCCTAATAACAGTAGATATGCTAGTTGGCATATTCGCCAAGAAAGTTTTCCACAAGTATCTACTACTAAAGTTTGGACAAGTAATGAACCTTCATTCACAGTTCCTGGTGCTATTGAACCTAGTGGTGCTACAACTGAACTAAATGTATATAATACTAATGGTGTTCTTTCAGGCTTCTTAACAAAGAACGGACAATCAATGTTACGTATATCAGGAGAAGCCTATGGAGTAATTGATGTACAACCATTTAAAGATGATACTACTACTCTTAATAACTGGTCAAGACAAGGCTTTGGTATATCATGTACATTCAAGTCAGATAGACATCCTTTCTCAAATAGAACAATTTTCTTTATAGGGGATTACAATACAGATGAGCAATTCTCGGAAGGTATTAAAGTAGGTCTTGAAGATATTACTTGGTCTTATACTGACGGTAATATTAAAGAGACTATGAGTTGTAAGATACAACAAGATGTTATTAATACTGTTGATTTTATAGTTAATAAGAATCCAGGAAAGATGGTTGTTGCTATCTTTATTAACGGTATTCTTAGTACTGCTCGTGAAATAAAGAATGACTTTACTTGGAGAACTAGTTCAAAGATATATCTAGGTTGCGATATTAGTAATGCTGGACAAATTCAGAATTTTGCTGATGTTAACTTCTATGATATTAAGTTGTTCCGTGTTCCTGCGAATGATAAACAGATTGTTATCAATGCAATGAACTCAAAAGCTAGAGCAACTCTATTAGCTAACGGTAGTATAGATTTTACAAAATACAATAGAATGAAGTTAAGAAACTTCTTCTCTACTTCTGATTCTGAACCAAACTCAACACTTTGGGATGATATTAATCAGACTTATGCTAACGTTAACTTTAATAGTCTTATTTCTGATACTACTAAAGTACTTCCAGTAGATATTATGTTGATTAATTGCGCTAATACTGGTTTTACTCGTGTTGTATTTGAGGAAATAGGTGGACAGAACAATAACTGGTACACTGGTTGTACTATGAGTTACTTTAGTCCAACTTCTGGTAAATCAAGTTCTGAATATACTACTGATGTTGCTGTCTCTAAACAAGGTACGTCTACTATGAATAACCTTATTAAGAACTTAGAGATAAGATTTGATAAAATGCTTAAAGATGATGATGGTGGTAATCTTGATTACGAACTATTCCAACCTAGAGAGACATGGTTTCCTGAAAGACAATTTACGCTTAAAGCTGACGTTGTTGACAGTGCTCATGCTAATAATGCTTCTATTGGTAAATGGATTAATGATAACTCGGATTTCTTATTCGAGAAAACTCCGCCTATGGAAGAGTTAGAAGCTCACCGTCCAGTAGATACTCGTGATAGAACTGTAAAAGATAAGGTCACTATTAAACAAACTCTTGAAGGTTTTCCTATAATACTTCTTATTCAGTTTGATGGAGAAGAAACTCAAACTATGCTTGGTATATATAGTTTTAACTTAGGTCGTGGAGCTTATTATAATATGGGATTCCGATTTATGAAAGACTTTACTACTAAGATAAAGAATACAGCAGGTGAGTATGTTGATAATAAACTTCCTGCTTTTGTTACTTCTTATCATACTTATGCACAAGATGAACTATTCGGAAACATAGACCAAAGAAAAGTTTATTCTTATGAGTTCGGTGAAAATGCAAATATAATTGTAGACGGTGATAAGATATTGCCGTTAGCTTTGTTTATGCAAGATGACTTATCTATTATAAAGCATGTGGGTGAGTTTAAATATAACGGTGGTAACTGGTTAGAACCAACTGCTCCTGTTACTGATGATAATGTTTGGAGAGCACTACAAGAATTATTTAGTATCTTTGCTCAAATGACTACTTCGACAGTTAAGAAGTATATTTGGAATGAATCAGTAGGAGGATATGAAGAAACCGAAGGTGAATATCCTGCACAATCTAGTTGGTCTACTCTTGCTGCTGAACTTGATACTAAGTTCTCAATAAGAAATGCTTTCTCTTATTTGTTAGTATGTGTAAAATATGGACTTGTCGATTCTCTTGGTAAGAATATGACTATCGTATGTTACGATATTAATGGAAGTAAGAAATGGTTTATTAGATTCTATGACATGGATACGGCTAATGGACTTGATAATGTTGCTCTCGAATCTGTTGCTAAAACCGCTTGGTTGGATAAGTTTAGTAATAATGATAAGAACAACGTTAATTCATTAGTTATTACTAAGAACGCTGCTGACGGTGGATATGATACTTATAGTTCTCGTATGTGGGATGTACTAAGAGATACTGTATTTGCCAATACTGGTGTATATGATAATTCTCTTGAAGGACTTTGGGACTTATGGAGAAATAACGATAATATATGCAAAGATATTAATAACTATGTGGATAATTATTTTGCAGCTCAAACAGTAAATTGTGGCGAGTTATTATTTAATTATGACTATAATGTTAAATATCTTACAGCTTATGTTGGTGAAGCTGGTGGTGAAGCGTCTTATGCTAATATAGAATTCTTACATGGTACTCGTATTGAATATGTTCGTAACTGGTTAAAGAAACGTGTTTGGTTCTTTGACGGAGTATTTAAATATAATAATGCTGCTAATATTCAACCTTATAATAATAAGGGTACATTTTCCGCAGGTGGTGCAGAAGCTACTAATCCTAAACTCATTATTACGTCTAATTGTCCTGCAATATTTGTGGTTAATATTGGTAATACTACTGATACTAGATATTTCTTAGAAGAAGGTAAACCTACTGAAATTAGATTATCTCCTATCAGTTCTTTCAATACACAAATTACTATTAATAATACTCCTCAAATTAATGATATTGAAGGATTAGGCGAAATGAGATTCCAACGATTTATGTCTACTATGAAACTTCCTAGTTTCTCTAAGTTAGACTTGTCTTCTGTTGATACTCTTAGTGATTCTCCTATTCCATTTGAAACAGTATTCGTTAATGATGAAGGCTATTCTGACGTAAGACATATTGATTTAAGTAATACTAAGTTTTGGAGCGGTAACATTGGACAAGGTACGTTTACGGTTAATATAGAAAAGTATACCAAGTTGAAAGATTTGAATATATCTAGTTCTATTGTAACTTCTATATCTTTGCCTAATGCTTCTCTTGCATTACTGAATATTACTAATTCAACTGTTGAAGGTATTAGTTTAGTTAATCAACCGTTCTTGGATAGATTAGATTTCTCTGGTTGTAAACGGTTAAAAACTGTTACTATTGATTCTTGTGATAAGATTACTGAATTAAACCTTAGTAATCTAGGAGACTTACATACTGTAAGAATTACTTCATGTCCTAACTTAAAGTCTATAATTTGTACTAACAACATTAACTTAACTACATTTAATGTATCCAATTGTAATAATGTTGAAATCATTAATGTATCTCAATGTACTAATGAATCATTAACTGTTTATATAGTAGGTGCTCCTAATATTAAAGAATTAAATGTATCTAGTACTAATACACCTAATGATATTCAAGTAGCTTCAAGTTTACCTAATCTTAGAACACTTAATATTTCTAATAGTCAGGTATCAGCAATCCAATATGGTAATGCTGCTATTCCTACTTATAAAGAAAATAAGATATTCGATATTAGTAAACTTAATCTTACTAGTCTATCAGTTCAAAATGCTAAAGGTGTGCATTACTTTAAGTTTGATAATAATAGAAATACTCCTTTCAATGTAGGTGATAGTTTCTTTGTTGGTTGCTCTAATCTTAAAAGAATATTTGGACATATTAAACTTAATGGTACTTCTATATTTGCTCAATGTGGTAATTTTTACATTCATGAGCCTAAAGAAAAAGTAGAAGGTATTACTCCTAATTATAATGGAGAATGGTTTGGTTCAGATACTAGTACAACAGAAGGAAAAACTGCTTGGGATAATAATACTGATTTAGGAACTAACTTTACTATTGGTACTACTAATTGTATTAGTATGTTTACTGCTACCAATTGTAGTATATATGATGTTTATTACTTCTTGTATAAATGTGATAATGTTACTACTCTTAATAGTTGTTTTGCTAGTGCTAAGAATGTTAAATGGGATTTATTAGATAGTCCTAATAGAGACATGTTTAATCATTGTACTAAAGTAGTTACAATGGACTCACTATTTTGGGGATTACAGGCACAAGACTTTAAAATATTAACTAGTACTTATGATTATGGCTCTACTGAACATAATGGATTATTTAGTCCTCTTGTTGATTTACAAGCTATGAATAGTATATTTTATTTTGGTGGTACTAGATATACAAGTCCTGCTTTCTTAGCTAAGTTTAAAGGAAATGTTCCTTCTAAACTTAAAAGACTAAGTAGTTTTAGTGCTGGAACTATTAAGTTTGTAGATAATATTAATGATTGTCCTAGTGATAGTACTATTGATGAGCATCTTGTTAGTGCTGATTGTGGAACACTTCTTGCTAATCTTCCTGATTTAGAATATTTAAATAGTATGTTTAATAATTCTAATATATACTTTAATCAAATAACAGATGAAGATGTAGAAGATGGAGTAAAGTATTGTCCTTTATTCTATAAGAATACTAAACTTAAATATATTCGAAATTCATTTAAAGGACTTGTTAATTCTACTGGTTCTTTATATAATATATTTGGTGGTACTGTTAAGAATAAGACACAAGTAAGATTCCCGACAGCTTTGTATGGTATCTATGATTCATTTAGTTTAGGTTCAGGTTCTAATGTTATTTTCCCAATCCACAACTCAATGTTCAGTAGATTAAGAAACTCATTAAAATATATAACTGGACAACAAGCTATTAATGAAAGTACTTTAGGAAGTTTTCAAGGATTCACTAAACAATTCGTTAAAGAAGAAGAAGAAGCATTCCCTTATGATGTATTTACTGGTTGTAATGCTATTGTTGAAATACCTGGATTCTTCTCTAAACTAGTTCTTCCTGCAAATAGTGTAATAGAGCTTCCTCTTAATTCATTTAAGACTAATTACAATCTTACTAATATATCATATCTATATTATGATATGAAGAATTGTAAGTACTCGCTTACTGGTAAGGGCTTCTCTAATTGTAAACTAATTAATGTTCATAGATGCTTCTCTGAAATAGAAACTAGCTTCGTTAAGAAAGGTTTTATTCCTTATGGACTATTCTATATGGAACAAACTTCTAATGTTAGCTATAAAGGTTGGAATGAACTAGATGCAGCTAGTCAAAATATTACAGAGAACTATGGTATAGATAGTGACGGTAATTGGATTGAAAGTGCTGAAATGCCAGTAGAGATTACTTATAGTAAACAACGAACTCGTCCTAGAAAGACAATAGTTAATATGTCTTATTGCTTAGAAAGATTTCAAAGTACAGAAGCACAAGGTTATACTGGGAATTATGGTAATTTTACTCCTAGTAATTACGGAGATATAATAGTCCCTAATGAAAAGTATAATCCAGTTAAGTATATTCTTAATCCAAATTATGACCCTAGAGAATATCTTGATGAAGAGCAGACAATGATTAACTATAATAGAGATATTCATAGAGTAATCTTAAATAAAGATTATGATAAATATGAATATGCTTGGAATGAATATGCCTACGATGGACTTAGTGGACTTGAAGATATTATATTAAATAGTAGTCTTTATACAGCTGTTTCAAATGGAACAATAAATTGTTCTCCTGTTATACCCGATGTATTTAAAGATGCTGCTGCTTCAATTGCTCCACCTAGTTCTGTTCATGCTAATAGAAAAGTATTAAATTACTTATGTTCGCCTGACTTATTCTATTATTGTACTAATGAAACTAATATGGTTATTGAAGGTGTGTTTAGTGGTAGTGGTAGACCTAATGGAGACTCAACATACGATTACTTTAACTATGGTATTCGTGGTCGTATTCCAACTAACTTATTTAAACCAGTTAGTAATGTTACCGATTTATCAATGACATTCCATCGTTGTCCTTTAATTCTTCCATATAAATGGAATAATTCCACAGGAGATATTGGTGAAATGTTCTCTAAGCAAATGTTCGCAGGATTAACTAAATTAACTAATATATCTTATATGTTCTATTTCTGTGTAATTCCTGCCGATGTTATTGTGCCTGTTGAATTTGTAATTGATTGTATTAACTTACAGGATATATCTTGTTTGTTCTTAGCCGCACAATTTGAATCAACTGCTAGTCAAGCACAACAAGTAGACGATAACATATTCGCTAAGAATGTTAATCTAAGGAATATTAGTTATGCTTTTGCTAGTGGGCAAAGCCAAGGAGACTGGTCAGGTAGAAGTCCTAAGAAGATTAGTTCTACATTGTTTAATGCTAATAAACATAAACAACTTACTAATGTTACTGGTGTGTTCTATAATGCGACTTCTACTACTGGTAGTGTTCCTGAATTTTGGAATTGGCTAAATAATCTATCCTCTGTTAATAGAGCGAACGTATTCTATGCTATGCGTAAGGCTAATCTTACTAATGGTAATAATGTTCCTAGTAGATGGGATACAGGTATGGTATAACAAAAAGTTGATAATAGTATTGTATAATTAAACAAAATTTAGTTTCTTGTAGCGTCCCCCCATAAAGGAGTGAGTATTAACAGTAATCACACCTCTTTACGGGGGAATGTTACAAAGACCAATTAATAATCATTTAAAAGTAATTATCATGGATAATCGTATTTATAACAGAGCTAATGCAGCTAATAGTTTACAGATTTCTATAATGGGTAAAGTTGAAGCTGTTGCAGAGTTTTCTATTCCTAATGGAATGGGTGGTAAAGAACCTTTCCTATTAAAGAATATAACCGAAGACCCAATACAAGTAGAAGTAGTTCTTGCAGGTATGGAAGAACCTATTACTACAACTATTTATTCCGGTTGGAATGTTGAGTTAGTTAAACAAGTTAATAACGCTGTTGCTGATACGTTACAATATGGGTACTAATACTGGACTTGGTATAGGTATCGGTATTCCTTTTAAAAACAATGCTCTTGGTGGAGATAAGCCTTATTTTCCACCGGAGCTTAAAGCTAGAATGATTGGTGTTTGGACTAATTATGGTAAGAAGAATACTGATGCTGATAGGAATATTATTAAGAATAAGATTCCTAATGCTGGCGGAGATTTAGAGATTCTAAATGCTGCATATAAATTAAATAGTGGATTCGGAAAATATAGTGAAGATTTTACTACTTGGACTAAAAATAGTAAGATAACTTCTGTTGATTCCGAATCTTTTGATTTTGTTACCAATGTTAATTGGAATTTATTATATTATAAATCAAATATTGGAAAAGATATACCTTCTTTTAAAGTTCATATTAAACTTAAAGGAGAAGGCAAAGTATTTTATAATTATATAACTTCGGAAGGAGTATTTACTAATAAGGCTATTACATCAGAAGAATATGTGGTTCCTATTAGTTATAATACTAAATATACTGGTGAAACTCCTGTAAATTGTGGATTTTCTATTGGTATTACATCAGAAGAATGTAGTGGAACTATAACTCAAATTCCAAACTTTGAAGATGCTTTTGTTACCGATGGTATAAACGATATGATTATTAGTCAAAAGACTCTTCAAGAAATGGGAGTTACTAAAGAACTTACTATTGTTAGTATGATTCATCAGATATCTTGGAGAGATTCTGCTTCTGTTCCATTAACTAATTATATTAGAAATGGAGATACTTTTATAAGAAATTCTATTAGTAATATTGGTAAAACTGGAATATATGGTTATACATGTTTTAATATTAAAAATGTTAATTCTAGTGCTTCTAAAGTAATAAATAATATATTAGGAGATAAGAATGACTATATTGTAGAATATAAAGGAGATATATTATCGGAAAGATTTAGTGTACAAGGACATATAGATGGTAATGGTAATATACTTGAAACAAGTAGTGTTGCTCATTATTGGACTTTTGCTGTATTAGGTAAAGCTACCGAAGATGAGATTAATCTTATCATTGGTAACTATAATCTTGACCGTAGTCTTAAACCTGATATATTATGTAATATAGGTAAGCAAGGTATTACTAATGATAATCATGCTGACTTTAATGATAAACTTGTTGATTATAGTGGTAATGGTAGAGATATTCAAATGAATAATCTAGCTTGGAAAGGCGGTAGTGGTATTGCTGCAAAACCTTTTGAAACTATTAAGGATTATGCCATCGTGTCTGATGAAGCTAGACAAAAACTTACTATTTATAATGAGTTTAGTTACAAAATAAAGTCTAATACCCCTAGTTACTATTGGACAGTACAATCTATTATAAGAGATAATACTTCATATCAAGTAACTATTATTACTGACAAAGATTGTTATTGGATTAATGCAACGACTTTTATCAATAGTGAAGGAAATAAAGAAAATATAAGAAAAAAATATCCAGTATTAGCTAATACACCTACACAAGTTATTATATGTGGATTAGACCAATTTGAATATCCCGAAGGTATAGAACCAACTAATGCTGTATCTTATGTTAATTTAGAATATGCAGGAGAAATAACTATTACATTTATTCCTAGTCATAAAGGAGGATTGTTGCTTGACGGAGTAAATGACTTCGGTAAGGTGACAGGAATGCCGATTTACAAGGATTATACTATTATTGCTGATTATGAAAGATTTTATTTAGAACCAATTACAGGAGGTCGAGCATCTATTCTTTCTAAATCTTCTAAAGTTGGAGATGGTTCTTTTATTTTTAATTTAGAAGACCAAGACGGAGGTAAAGCGTGTTATACATTTGGAGGAGCTAATGGTAATATATCCGATGATATAACAAGAATTATTCGTTATCAAAGTAAGTATTATAATACTAAAACATTAAGTATTGGTACAGCAGAAGATAATGATTTTATGGTTCTTGGAAAAGTTCGTGAAGTAGATAGTAGACATTTCTATGGTGTTATCTATTCTCTCATGACTTTCCCATATAGTATGTCCGAGTTCTTGATAGAGCGTCAGTTGAAGAAGCACAAGCTGGGTACGCTGTATCCGGATATGGTGGAGTTTAGACCTGTTATAAAAGCTAATAATGACTATGAAATAGTTTATACTGCTATTATCAAACCTGATAATTGGCAAGAAATATCTATTGGAGATTATGTAACAGTTGGTAAATCAGTAGCTATTCAAATTAAATTAAACCTTCCACTTGAAGTTACGAATGTATCTAGTAATTCTTTAGCTGATGTGTCTTTTTATAAAGAAGAGACTGGTGATAATGTTTATACTATATATGGTCGATTATTGGATGGTAAATCTCCTCAAAAGATAAACATCACAATTGACGAATACATCAGATTCGAAGATATTGTTCAGCCGTATCCATCTTTATTTACTCTTATTGATTATGATACAGAAGAGGTATATAGTTGGGGAAGTAAACTAAAAGTAGGTGCTAGGTTTAAGGGTAACGTAGTTAACTTATTACCTAATATGTACGAATGGCAAGGTAATGTATTATATAATGGAGAAGTATTAGATTGGGGTATTAAGCCCGGAGTTGTTGCCAAAGAGATGGTCTTTAGTTGGAATATGCCATTTAAATATCTAATTGACAACAATGAACCAAAAGTAATCTTATCTCCTAGATTATTAAGAATACCCAATAGTTCATATAAGATTTTAGGTTATATCCCCGATATTAGCGGTCATGGTAACCATGGTAAGATAAACAATTCTGCTTATGCAGAAGGAAGTGGAGTTAATGAAGATGGTTCATACCAATTTGATGGTGTAGACGACTTTGTTACTATTCCTACTATTGTTGGTGGTAAGCAGGTGTTGATGAAGGTGAATTGGGACAAGACAATTGCAGACGCTATCCTATACGACCAAAGAGGTTATCCTAATGAGTTTGCTATCTATAATGCTGATGCGGACAATAATAATAATCCTGTTTTTGCTTATCAGGCAAGAAATAATGGGCAAACATATATTGATGGTATTTTGAATAAAAATATCAAAGCATCTGAATTGAGGGCTATTACTCATAATATAACTATTACAAATGAATTAAGTACAGGGACAAATACATCTTCTCCTGTTATTGGTTCAAATAGAGTACACGATGCTTACTTTACTAATATGGCATTGTACGACTTCATGCTCTTCGATGAAATCTCAACAGACGATAAGATTAAAGAGCTGAATGAGTATGTAGGTATAGAAGGCAATACAGAATGAAGAAAGACGAAATAATTGATTTAACTAACCCGATATTTATAAAAAATGAATAAATGAAAATAATGCCTTATAAACTACTTAAAGTAGTTTATATAATACTTGCTATAATTGCAGTAGTTATGTATACATTAAGTTTAATATTTAATATTTAAAGATTATGATTGATTACATTGTGTTTCCTATTGCTGATATAGATGAAGAGAAGTCAGCAAAGATTGATGAACTTAATTTAGTTCCTCGTAGTAATGTTAGTAAAGACAAAGTATTGATGAAGTGCCAACATTATAAAGAAGTGTTTCCTGAAAAAGTAACTAGAACAGTTACTACTGATGAAGAAGGATTGGAAATTATTAGTATTGAATATCCTTATGAAACTTATTCTAATGAAGCACTTGCTACTTTATTGTCAAGTCCTGAATGGAATTTTAAAGAAGATGAGGTAATAGAAGATTCCCCCATAGAGGAATAACATTACTTTTATTGCTTAAGCTGCTATTCGTCCTTATCAGGATAAACTTATCCAGTGCGAAATCGAGAGAGCGTTCACCGCAGGTATCAATTATGTCGATAAAAAGACTTGTAATGTTATCTATGGTGTTACTTGTCTACCTAATGAGCCTACTACAACAGGTCTTGTTGGTAGAAATGCCAATGGTTGTCTACCGTGCGGATTTACTCAAACTGCTAGTACTCCTGCTACATAATATTACTAATCAACTAAAGAATAAGTTATGTTACCTATTAATCAAGTTATACTGGGCGGAACAGACCCTTTGTTAAATACTGGAAGTCTTACCGACCAAATCCAATATTTAGAAGAACAGAAACGACTTATTGAAGCTAGACAAAAACAGATTCAACAAGCTGCTAATGGACAACAAACTTTACAACAAGTTAGTCCTCAACAAACTGCTAAAGTAAGTGTTTGGGACTTGATTGATGCAGAGATTGAACCTCTTACTAATGAGCAAAGAAATATGCTTGCTACTAATGAAGAATATGTAGCTAACTATAATAATCTTCAATCTATGGTTCAAGCAGAAGTTCTTAATCTAGTAAGAGCTAATATTGAAAATAGTCCGGAAGGTAAAACTCTGTTAGATAATCAACTAAAGTTAGTTAAGAATCTAAAGACTAGTATAATCGAGATGTCACAAAGAGAGATGCAATTGTTCAATGCTTTTAAAGAAGCTAGTGCAAAGAATCCTTCTCTTACTTATGAAGAATTTATTAAAACTATGAAGTGATGGTAGAAGTTGCTGATGTTTATGTAGCTATTAATGCTCAATATCACGACTACTGTGAACTATTCGAGAAATGGTTCGGAAAAGGAAACTTCGACGATATGATATTCGAGAGTGCTATCAGCTTTTGGTTCGATGATGTAGACTTCGGAGAAGATAAACTCTGGAAATACTTTAATGAATTGAAGTAATACAAGTTCTGTTATATTCCTAAAGAGAGATTACTAAATAATAGTAGTCTCTCTTTCTTTTTAAAATAAAGTCTTATATTTGCACCTGTAATATAAAACTTAATGCTTATGGGAATCTTAATGAAAGTGTTATTTGTTGCTGTAATAGCTATTACTATTATAGCATTTGTATGGAAAGAAGCTACTAGTGTTCTTCCTGCAAAAGTTGTTACCTACATAAGAGTAGGAGGTGTGTTGTTAACTATTATTCTTGGTACTTTGTTATTCTTGCTGTAATATGGACTTCGGGAATATACTTAGTGAGATTCTACGTACTACGGCTACTAGTTTTGATTTTGCGTTTGTAATCTGTGTAAATGTGCTAGCATATCTAGTAATTAAACTAGTTGACAAACTTAATGGAAACAAAGTAGTAAGTACTTGGAATAAAAGAGTAATAACTCTAGTATGTGCTTTAATAATGGGAGTAATATACTTCTCATTAAAGCTAGGAGATGTTAAGGTAGTACTTAATTCTATTATTCTTAGCTTCGTATTTTGGAGCTGGATTATGAAGCCAATATTGGCGTTCTTCAATATAGACTATCGAAAGTTTATAGAAGTTGAAGATAATGAACCTAATCAATATCCAAAGTAAGTACTATTAGTAAGATTAACAAGTGAGAGTCGACTAGAGATAGTCGGCTCTTTTAGTATACACGCTCCTTTATGGGGGAATAAAAGTATGCCCCACCTTCCTACGCTTTCATAGAAGCTCACCATAGGACTTTAATACCTTTCCTTAACTTACTATTATCCGACAGTATTGCGTGCCACCACGGGTCTTAAAATGCGTCACTTGTATAAAAATGTTTACAATGCGAATATCTGTAAGCTAGATAGCAAGCTAGATAAAAGTGCTGAATTAAAATTATTAGTAAAAGTCTTGTCGATACCAATATAATAACTATATTTGTTATAATACTAATTCAAAATAATAGTGATATGAGTTCGTTAAATCAAATTGTATCTGAAATAGCTCATGCTATTCATCAGCCGAATAACTTTACTGCGAGACGTACTATTCGTAGTGCAATTATTCATACGTTCAATGAACAGATACGTCAGACTTATCAACGTCATGCTAATGTCGATAAGATATTAATGCAAAGATACAGGATAAGTTTAATTAATGTTCCTGACGGAGATATATTCCAAACTCTTGTTAGTACTAAGTATAAAGTTAAGAGAAGTAAGGATAGAGTTCCTAGACCAGTTCGTCTTGATAACAATTTACCATTTGTTAGTGTTCGTACTGTTGGATATGATAATATGGCTATTCCATTTATTAAGGAAGCAAATGCTCAATTTTATAAAGCTCTTCCAGGAATGTGTACCAGTTTAAGTTATGATTATATCAATGGTTATTTATATGTTAATAGTAATGGTAATCCACTTATTGAACCATTAGGTCATATTATCATCGAATCTCCATTTGAGATACCTACTGAAATTCCAATTGAAACTAATGAAAAAATGGAATCAAGTATTGATAATGATGATGAATTTATTATTCCTGAAGATATGGTAGAACGTATTAAAGATGTAATCTATAAACGTAATCTACTTAATGTCGAGAGAGTAACTAATGAAGTTCCAGTTAAAGATGATATAAACCAACAACAGATAGAAGTATGAAAGTAAATGCAATAGATAGATATGACATACGTAATATGTATACACATTTTATAGAGACAAGTGAAGAGGAGTACGACCTTGTGTCTCACAACATAGTCAGATATAAATCTTTGCTTTATCGAATTAAATACTCTATTGAACAAAATAGAAATGCTGTTGAAGCCATATTTGATATATGTGTATATAACTACTGGGAATGGAATACAGATGAGTTAGATACTAATCAAAAAATGGAGAAAGCCATAGATGAGAAGTATGTTAAATTTACGGATGTAAAACAATTAAGATATGGTAATCTTTATCGTAATCTAAAGCAATACTTTAGAGTGCTTCGTAAGATAAAAGATTGTGAGATAAGACAAGATGTATTAAAAAAGCGTAAGTTAATTACAAGAGAACAATACAAAAAGTATTGTTACCTGTTCTTTGGAGAAATAGGAAGGCAAGTATTGAGGGGAAAGATTTATAAGTTTGAGAAGAAAATAGGTTGCCTTATTATAGAAAGAGTAAAAAGAACTGAATCACATGTTACTGCTGACGGTAAAGTTATTAAGCATAGAAAACGTATTAACTTTGTAGAAACTAGAAGAAATAAAGAAGAACTTATTATTAAAGGACTTACGCCTTATAATAAAAAGAAACATCTTGAAGCTATTGCAAAAGGAGAGGAATACGACGGTGTTAAATATATATCTTATAATAATTCGGATTGGTCTTGTAGAGTTATTATGATTGACGGTGCAGTTAAGAATAGGACAGTATTTAAGTTTTGCGGTATAAATAATCACATGAATGTTACAAATGCTGAACTACTTGCAAAATGTCATAGTGTAGAAGATATAATAAATCTTGATACTGATATTAACAATCGTGTCTCTCTTATTTCTAAGTTTGACCCAAGTTATACTCAAAAATATATTAGAAACAATGAACAAAAACCTATCTTCAATAGAAACTATTATCGCAAGACTTGATAATGATTTCAATATTATGAGTAGCGATTATATACCTAGAGTTGGTGCTTGGTGTATAGATGCTATGAATGAAATGGGTATTCTTCAATATGAAGAAAAAGAAACTACTATTGAAGTTATTGATAGAGTTGCTTATTTCCCATGTTGTATGAACGCATTTAAAGTGTATGCAGACGGGTGTGAGGTTTCCCCCATAAAGAAAGGGAGCTGTCATTGCTCTTCCGGTACTACTGAATACTTCACTCAAGACCGAGAGAAAGCTAGGGAACGAGAAAGTAAGCGTACTGTCGAGATTGACCCCGAAGGTTACGAAGGAAAGAATTACGTGTATCTTCGGGATGCTAATGCAATCCAATTAAACTTTGATACTGATATTGTTACCGTATCCTATCTTACAGTTAAGACTGTATATAGTGATACGTTTCATTGTAATATACCTGTTATTCCTAATAACGGTAAACTTATTGAAGCACTTGAATGGTTCTGTATGTGGAAGTTACTAAGTAGAGGAATTAAACATCAGGTCTATTCTTTACAAGGTTCTATGCCAGTTAATCCATATTTGTTATGGAGAGATTCTCGTGACAGAGCTAGAGCTTCTGTTATTAATGAAAATCAAGATGCTAATGCTTATAAAGGTTGGTCGTCATTCTTTTATAATTCAACATTTAGACCTAGAGACTAATGGAAATAGTTAAAGAACTTAATAAAGATGGAGGTTACGAATCTATTAAAAATGGTTCAATGACCCATGCTGTTAATGCTATGGTTTCTCGTGATGGTAATTCTATTCAGAATGAACAATCTATTGAGACAATCATAACATTAGAAGAAAACGAAGAGATAGTCGGAGTTATCTCTTGTTCTGATGAAATAGTTATATTTACTAATAATAATAAGATTAGAAGATATAAAGAATCTACTAAAGATATTACCGAAGTTATTACTAATTGGAATTATCAAGGAGGTAAAGTTATAGGTACTTATACTTATAATGTAAATAATGAATTAATTGTTGCTATTACTGAACTTAATTCTAATGAAGATGTTCCTTTAAAAATAATCAATCTTAATAAACCTAATTATTTAGAAGGAGGAAATGATATAAAATATACATTAGTTCCTAATACACCTAAAGCAAATATTAATAACTGGAAACTTGTATCAGGAAGTTCTATATATAAAGGTATATATAATTTCTTTATAAGATATAAGCAAGGAAGTGATTATACTGGTTGGTTTCCAATAGGAGCTCCTGTATTAGTATATGATTTTGATAACGAAAGCGTTGTTGAAGATAGTAGTTTCGGCTATGACGATAGTAGTGGTAACCTTCCAGTTAATTATAAGATAGGAAACTTCGTATTTAAAGAAAGAACAAATTTAAGTACTGAAAAAGTTAATCTAAATATTGAGTTAGGATTACAAATAGATAATTCAGGTCTTAATTATACAGCTTATCAAATAGGCTACATAATCAATACTCAAAAAGGAGATACTAAAGTATATAATACTTCTGATATAAATATAGGAACTAGTAGAATAACAATAGATGATGTTTATAATGAATCATTTAGTCTTGACGATATTACTAGTTCCTTCTTTAATTTGTATAATGTAAAAACTATATGTAACTATAATAATAGATTATATGTGGCAAATTACAAAGAAGAAAATATTAATAGTCTTGTAAGTTCTATTGATACTAGTAATATACAAGTTAGAATTAAAGATTTCAGAGGTAATAACGCTATTAAAGTTTATGCTAAAACAAGAAGTGTTGGTTCTTCAATAATTAATAATCCTAGAACCTTTGATATTGGTAGAGGTTATGTAGTTACTATTAAAGGACGTGCTTACGGAGATGGTACTGAATATAAAGAAGTTACTAGAAAGTTCTTTCTTACTCGTATTGGTAAGAATAGTTATGGTACTAAATGTCTAATGATTGCATCACAAGACTTTATTAGAGCTTTCTATAAAGATAGTAATTATGATAGCCATTCTACCCCATTCTATGTTTCCTATCAAAATGCTAATAATCTATATGAACCAGCAGCTTTCGTAGTTATTAAACCTGATGATGAGAATTGGTATATATTAGAATTTAGTAGAAATTCTAACCCAGCTGATGTATATCCTAATGAATATTCTGTTATATCATCTTTAGGATTTGTAAGTCATCCTTATGTAAGATATGGACGTACTAATGATTTCTTTACTAATACTCCTTATAGTGCTCCTGATATTCAAAGAGATTTTAATAACGATTTCAAAGTAGTATCTATTGAAGAATTTGATTTAAATATGGATAGTAGAGAAATTGTTGAACCTATGTGGTTCTATTTAGGAGATGTTACTATTGGAGAAAATACTTATAAATTAAAGTATGACCATTATAATCCTACTGACTATTATTATTATAGATATGATATGTCTAGTGGTAGTCCAGTAGAAGTTGGTGTAAGGTTAAGAAAATCTTTTCAAACTGCTTATGTAGATTATCCTGAAGTAATGCAGGAAATTCGTACTAAGTTTCCTAATTCACAAATAGTTCTTATTACAGAATATGAAACTGTTAATCCTAGTGGTGGTAATGCTGATGAACTTGCTAAATTTAGAGGTGAGAGTGTTGATGAAAATATAAGAATAGCTTATGATGTATCTAAACATAAATTTATTTTTTCAATTAAAGAAACTAATATAAGAGATGATTATTATAAACGTAAATCAGATGCTGTATTAATAACCAATGCTGATGGAGAAACTACTAGATATACAGTAAATGAAATATTTCCTAATATATCTGTTACTTTCAATAATGAAGATAAATCTACTCAAGATTTAATTAATGAAATCGAAGGTATTCATAAAACTGTATATCGTTGGAAAGAAGATAGAGAACCAACAGAAGAAGATTTTAATATTAATGAAACTTATACTGTTGATTTCTATGATATAAGTAGTTTATCAGGAAATAAAGGTTCTACTAAAAGTTTTACTGATTTAAAAGCATATCCAGTTGGTTATATTAAAGAAACAGTAGAAGAAGGTAATCAAACTATAATAACTGCTGAAAAAGAATTTATGATAGTTATACCTTTTATTGATTATCTTAAAACAGTTTCTAATTACGATTATGACGGACATGAAAGATATCACATATATGATAGAGTAAGTGTTGAGAGTACATTAGCATTTGAAGGAATAGTAAAAGACTTATATATCTGTTTCCAAAAGGATACTAAATTCAATATGGACGGTGTAAGTAATTATAGTGCTTTACTTCTCGATATTCCTACTTTTGGTAGAAGTGACGCTTTAGCAATAAGTGAAGGAGGTGTTCGTTCTACTGGTAATGAGTTCTTTGCATTAGGTAGTAGTAATCAATATAAAGAACTTCGTGTTGATAAACCAGCTGGAGATTATCTTAGTTATGCTTTTGGTTTTGCTTCTCCTAAGATATTAGATAGTCAAACTAAACCAGAAGATACAGAGTTCTATGGAAATATCTATAAGCATGCTATTAACTATTGTGTATATAACTTCTTTATTCATTATGTTTTTCCTAACGGCAATATAACTGATGGTGTTCGTATTGCTAATAATATGACTTATTCAGAAACTATTAGTTTAGGTACTGTTAATAAAGGAAATATTCCATTAACCATGGATGTTAATGAAGATACTTTAATATCAGATATTAAAACTAAATTTGATTCTTACAAAAGTCAGTATGGAAATATAAATACTACTAATGCACATGAAGTAGTTAATATATTCGATGCTATAAGTAATGTTAGATTTTGTAATATATTTCCTAAATATAATGATAGTGGTATTGCTCTTTATAAGAATAACAAAGGAGATAAAATGTTTAGAGGAACTAAGATTGCTGATAGTACTTATGTTCAACCAATAGAGTTCTTATTTGATAATATACCAATGAAAGAAGATTTCGTAGGATATTTTATATCTTATGAAAAGACAGAACCTATATTAGTAAGTCAAGGAGTTCCTGTACGTAGAGATGATGATTTTAATACTGCTTTTAATGAACAGGTTAATAATATTCGTTTCTATTATCCTGAATTTGATATATTAAAGAAAGCTGGAGTAGGTAATATATTTATTACTCAATCTAGATATACTATGGGTAATGCTCAAAGAGGTCCAATGTTTACTGACTTTTATAATAGTGATGATGCTTACAGTATGTCTACTCCTGATGATGAATTTGGAGACATTAGAGCTGTTAAAAGTTCTAAGATTATAATGGCAGATAGTAGAGATGACAATAATGCTGGGAGAGAAGCTGTTGTTAATTTAGTATTAAATAAGTCATTAAAATTAGGGTTACATATAGGAGATGGTAGAGGATATGTTAAAGGTATTCTTCTTAATATAAGTGATAATCTATATATGTCAGAAAATAAAAGTCTTATTCCTCTAGGCTATATTAAATACGTTAATCCAAAAGGAGATATTTATAATTATGGGTATGAACAATATTATTATAATTATAACTATTATTTCATGACTAGTTCCGTATATGCTTTTAATCGTAATGGTGTGTATTATGATGCTAATGACCCAATACCTAAAAAAGCTACTGATAATAGTAATCTTTATCCTAAATTTCCTAGAGTACATTATGATAGTCAAAGAGTTGGTAATACTCCTATAAGTAGAATAAAGATTGATGTTTTTTCTTTATATCCGTTATTTGCTAAAACAATTAAAACTGCTCCTGATGAAAGATATTATACTATTAATACAGATGATAATTCTTTTGTTCAGAATGTTCGTATGATTCATATGTTACCTAGTACTATTAATGATACATTTGAAATAAGTACTATGTATCTTGATTATGCAGGTAAGAAGTTTATTAATTATAATGAATTACTATATACTAACTTTATTACTGAATATAGACAAACTATTCGTAGAAGCGATGTTATTAGTGATGAATCAGTAGAAAATAAATGGCGTATATTTAGACCTAATGCCTATAAGATAATTAGTGAAAACAAAGGAGACATTATTAATGTTATTGGTATAGGTACTTATCTTATTGCTCATTGTGAACATTCAATGTTTATCTTTAATAGAGATAATACTCTTTATACTAAAGATAAAGATGTGCAAATGTTAATGCCTGATGCTTTTGATATAGATTATCAAGAAGTATTTACTAGTGAAAAAGGTTATGGAGGTCTACAAGATTTTGAAGCCTATGTATGTAATGAAGCCGGTTATATATTCCTAGATAGAAGTAAGAAACGATTATATAGATTTGATGAAAAGAATCTAAATGATTTAGGTGATGGTGTGCAATCTATATTAGATGAATATCTTACTAGTGATACAAAGATACTAATGGGAATGGATAAAGAGAATAATCGACTAATCTGCTCCTTTATGGGGGAAGTTTCAGATTTTACCCTTAGTTATAACTTTGTTACTAATACTTGGATTAGTGTTCATACTTATTTATGTCGAGGATTTTATAATACGAAAACTAATTTGTATATTAGTTCCTTCAATAAGAAAAACATTATAGGTAAAATAGGATTTGTAAAACCTTCAAGTTATCTTAGATATACAGATTTTGAGATACCTGTTGATAAGAATCCGTTCTATGTAGGAGAGAATAACAATACTATGGTAGTCGATGTATTATTTAACCTTGAATACGATACTATTAAAGTACTTAACTACATTAGTTACGACTTATATAAAGCAAATGATATTAATTTTGCAGGTAATAAGATATTGTTGTTTAGTAACACTTCTATTAGTAGACTAGAAGACATTACTGTAAATGAACGTAATACTTTTGATACTGTTAAGCCTTATTATGAACATGGCAAATGGAATTATAATTACTTCCGTAGTGTTCTTAATGAAGTTGTTACTAGTTATCCAATAGATAGACTTACTGGTAAACTTAATGTCGATGTTGATAAGAAGTATGAACCATTTAAATCCAATCTTATTAACGGTAAATATTTAGGTGTACGATTTGTAATTAACGATGGTACAGCTAAAATAGAGATTAAGAAGATTGAATGTTATGTTAATAAATATAGAGAATAATGAAACGTATTAATGAACAAAGACCTAAAGCATTTATAGGTGCTGCGATTTCTGTTGGTACTAGTATTGTTAGTGGTATCATAGGTAATCGTAAGAAAAAGAAAGCTGAACAAGCTGAAAGGCTTAGACAAGAACGGCTTCAAAATCTACAAAACCATCAGGCTTTAGCTAGTGCTCAAAATGAAAGTATGATGTCAGAGGAAGATAGGACACAGTTTTTAAGCCAGTATTTATCTAAAGGAGGGAGAGTGAAAACTTCCCCCCGTAAAGAGGTAAAAGCTCGTATCGTTGAAGGCGGTACAGCTATTCCTATTAAGAAGGATTCGTTTCTTCTTAAAGGACGTAAACACAATGCTGGTGGAATTGTTATTGACGCTGGTAAAACTGGTGTTGAAGCTGAAGGTGGAGAAGTAGTACAAATTACTCCTAAACAACTTAAAGTGTTTAGTGCTCAACCTATTCTTAATGGTAATAGTCCTGCTGAACTAGTTCAAAAAGGTGTAGAACCTTCTAAAGTATTTAATGCTCAAGAATCGTTTAAAGATAAGAATGGTCTTAATGACGATGGTACTAAAAAAAAGAAAGTAATGGGTGGTAAAGATAAATTTGGAAATAAATTAGCTGAAAGTAGTAAAAGTCAAATAATGCAAAGGATTCCGAAATATAATAAGTTAAATATTAATAGAGGAACTTTTAATGGAGGTAAAGGAAGTGGAGGTGGAGCAGGAACTAAGTTTAATTATTCCGACGATATTATTGAAATAAATAAAAAGGATACTATATATGTTCCTATTGAGAGAAATCGTAAATTACGTACAACAAATAAAAATACTAAAATGAAAAATGGTGGTATTCGTAAAATTTATCCAAGTCTTTCAGGAAGATATGATGGAATAAATGCAGGAAAAGCTATTCGTAGTTTAAGAGAAGCTCGTACTAATTCTAATTATCAATATAATAATGGTAATAATGTTCCTTCTATGCCTTCTCTTAATAGCGAATTAAGACCTATTAAAAGAGAAGATGTTAAAAAGGAAATAAGTAAACCTAAGAAGCAATCTTTTAGTTCAGCTTTTGCAGAAGCTCGTAAACAAGGACTTAAAATATTTGAATGGAATGGTAAAAAGTATGGTACTCAATTAGCTAACGAAGTAACTAAGAAACCTACTTCTAATAATATTAAACCTAAAACAACTAAAGTTGAACCTAAGGTTAAAACTATTGAAAAAGAACTTCCCGAAGTAGTTATTACAGCTCCTCGTAAAAAGCAACCTGTTTCTAATAATAGTTCTTCTAATAAGATTGAATCTAAAGCTAAAACAAATAATATTCCTGAAGTAAATGTAGTAGGTTCTCGTATTTCTAAAATGATTAATGATAATACGTTCGTTCCTGGTCGATATCCAAATAGTAGTAATAATGTTACTACTCCTAGAGAATCTACTTCTACTTCTTTATACAAAGGAATTAAAAGTATGTTAGGATATCCTAATCGTAAGAAATCAGCTCTTGGTTCTAAGACAAAACTATTAAAAGATAATTATAATAACTTTGGTTTAGAAAAAGATTATAGTAAAAGTTTTGCTCCAAATGCTTTAACTAAAGCTAATATGAATTCTGTTAAAACTAATAGTATAGTTCCAACTAAACCTGTTGGAGCTTCTATTAGTTCTAGTACTAGTCCTTTATCTAAATCAGGAGGTTTTAAGAACTTTATGAGTGGAATTGGAGGAGAAGCAATTAGTGCAGGAATAGGAGCTTTAGGAAATATTATTAGTGGTGTTACTAATAAAAACAGTATTAATAATATTCAAGCTCCTACTAGACCTAGAACTGTTGTTCCTGCAAGAATGAGAACTACATATAATATAAATCCTCAATTAGCAGAAAGTAGAGATTCTGAAAGAAATATGGCTAGACTTATTGATTCTAATACTTCTAGTTCTTCGGGAAAGATTGCTCGTATTCAATCTCTTGCTAATCGTGGAGTTCTTGAACGTAATAAATTAAGAGGAATGAAAGAAAATGTTGAGACTGACCTTCTCAATCGTTCTACTCTTAATCGTCAAGGAGTAGAAGCTGCAAACAATCAAATACTAAATGCTTATGATAATGCGGTTACTCAAACAGAAAACGAAAAGATTCAAGCAAGGGCTAATAATCGTACTAATATAATTGAAGGTCTTACTAGTGCGGTTAGAGATTATCAATTAGGTGTTGATAAGAGACGTTCAGAAGAAAATGCTACTGCTGCTATGATGTCTGCTAATCCTGAACAAATGGAATTATTCTTAAAATTAATGAATAAGAATAAGGGTAGACTAAGTAATATACGAAGTACTTTATTCAAATGTGGCGGTAAGAAAAAGATTGCTTAACTATAAATAATATAACTATGCCGATAGATATTAGAACAGCTGGTTATCAGAAGAGGGAGCGGGTTGCCGCTCCTTTAGATGTTTACAATAGTACGTTAAATACTCTTCAACAGAAGCATGATACTGCTATTGAAACTAGTAATCAGATTAAAACATTTCTTGCTAATAAGCAATTAAATGAAGCTGAAAATGAATGGCTCGATAACTATTCAAGAGATATTAATGCTCAAATAGAAGCTAGTGCACAAGACGGAAGTTATGCCACTGCTTTAACTGCTGCTAAAAGATTAGCAGGAGAAGTAGCTAGTAATCCAGGTCTTATTGGTCGTGAACGTTATCAACAAGAGTTTAAAAAGTTCCAAGGTGAAGTTACTAATAGTAATGCTTATGATGGTGACGTTAAAGCATACACATTAGAACAAAATAAATATAATTATCAAGACCAAATAGATGAAACAGGTAAAGTAATAGGTGGTAATCAGTTCCAACCTAATTATCGTCCTGTTGAACAAATAGATTATAGTGCTTTATATCAGAAAGTATTATCTACCGTTGGTGTTGATTCTAGTTCTGGTGAACAACTAGTATGGGGAGATGCAGAAGGTAATCTTAAAGATGGTCAAGGTAATATTGCTGCTGGTGATGTTCCTTATCTTAAAACAGCTAGTGGTGTTCAACAACTATCAGCAGATAAGATTCGTGCTGCATTTGAATCTGCTTTAAATGAAACTCCGGGTGCTCGTGCTTCTCTAGAACAAGACTATAAAGTAAATGTTTGGAAAGCTAATAAAGGTAATAAGAATAATCTTGTTACTAAGCCTGACGGAACTATTATGTCACAGAGAGAATTTGAAGAGAACTTATTTGCACCTAGATATGCTGCTTCTGCTTATCGTAGAGTTGAAAGTAGAATTAATCCTGAATTAGGATTTAATATATTAGCTGCTGCTCGTAAAAATTCCGCTAAACCTAAGACTGGTAAAGAACCTGATTTACTTCCTTCTTTGGCTACAATTGGTGGTAAAGAAAAAGTAGAACCTGATACTCCTGCTAAAGTACAGTCTCAATTAAATACTCTTAATGGACAATTATCTAATATGTTTTCTTCTTATGGAATATCTAAATCTCTTCCTTTAGATGAAGCATATAGTAAACTACGTTCAGGTATTGCTAATAATGTAACTTTATCTGATACTGCTAAGAAACAATTATTGGATGAAGCTAATACCTATTATAGAGGTATAGCTAATGCTAATAATCGTTTAGATGCAATGAAAGGACATCTTACACAAGAAGAACAATATGCTTCGGAGTTCTTAGGTAAGAGATTAAGTAACGGAGATATGGCAGATACTAATAATCCTATGCAACTAGAATATGCTAATAGAATGAATAAGTTATTTACTGATTCTAAAGGCAATAGTTTCGATACAGTTCTAGTTAATCCTATTAACGATAGTAGCAAAGCTGCTATTATATCTAAACTTAGAATAGATATGGGATTGACTAATCAAGATGTGTCGTTTAGTAAAATAGGAGATAAAGAATATATTCGTATTAGTAAAGACGCTTATATTCGTTTAGCTCCTGAAATAGCAGATGTTCTTAAACTTAGTCCCGTAGGATTTACTACTGGTAATAATGCTCCTGAAAAATTTACTAGAAACGATGAAGTTTTCTATGGAAATAAAGTATATGGTAGTTTAACTACTATAGCTATTGCAAGTTTTAGAGCAATAGGACGAGGTGAAATAATTACTGCTAAGAGTACTAAAGATTCTCCTGCTTACGTATATGAAAAAGCTGCACAAATGTCTAATGCTGCAACTAAACGTATATCTAAATCATTACCACCTAGTTATGTTGATGTTAATGTATTTGATTTACCTCCTCATATAGTTGCTACTGGTCAAGGATTTGAAGATGACCAATTAAAGAACTACAATGAAAGAGTAATGAATATGATTAGTATTGCTAATCCTGGAAGTATTGTTATTAAGAAACGTAATGCCGAAGGAGTTCTTGAACCTGTTGAAGATAGTAGAGAACGTGATGCTATTATGCAAACTATTCAAGCACAAGTTAAGAAGAAAAATATTAATAATGGTTGGTGTAGTTCTGCTTCTACTGGTGAATATGGAGTATTCTTAAATATTCCTTATACTCCTAAAACTGGAAAGAATAGTGCTAAGAATCCTGATTTTGAAATGGAAGAAAGAATACAAAATGCAGTAGCCGGAGACTATATGATTACAGGTGCTATCCTTAATGATGAAATAGAAAGATTCAAATCTTTACCTGCTGTTAAAGCAATGGACACTCTTAATTCTATTAAGTATAATAACGCACTTAAAAGGAATTATCGTTTATCTGATGCTGAATTTGGAGATGGAACATATTCTGCTGTTACTGATGGCGGTAGTTTCTATCAGATATTAGATGCTAATGATGAACCGGTAATTAAGATTACAGAAGGTGAGTTATTTCAACGTATGTTTCAGAATAATCAAGCTAATGCTATTCTTGCTCCTGTTAAAGAGGATATAAATCTTATTAGTGCAAGGAATGGTTCTATTGCAAATTCCCCCATAGAGGAGCTGCAAGTTATTGCTCGTCCTCTCATGCAGAAGGCTATGATTATGGCAGGTGCTACTGGTAATCTTAGAGAACTAGATATTGATACTAAGAGACAAGTATTCCAGTTCTTTAATAGAATGTATTCAGGACTTACTGGTGAATCGCCTAGTCAAGTGATACTTAATCAAATGAACGATTTAATGAACTAAGTTATGCCAAATATATTTGATGATATATCAGTAGAAAAAGCTCCACTAGACAGTGGGGCTAATTCTGTTAATATGGCTAAAGAAGCTCCTACTGTTACTAAATACAAACTTGATGTAGCTGCACAAGGCGACTTCATGTTTCGTAATCTTAGTGGTAAAGAAGTCTTTACTGGAACAGAGGAAGATTATCATTCTTTAGCTAAGTATGGTGCTGAACCTAATCGTTATCAAAGTAGAGAAGAATTAGAAACTCTTCGTGCTAAAAATCAATCAGCTTGGAAACAAGCAGGTAATGCTTTAGGTCAAACTATTGGAACAGTTATAGGAGATACTGTTGGTGGTATAGGTATGTTAGTAGATTTAGCTACCGCTGGATTATGGGATGATAAACCGTTTAGTAATCCTATTACTAGAGCAGGTGATGCTATATCTGACTATGTTCGTGATGATTTGTTTCCTATATATCGTGAGAATCCTGATAAAGCATTTGATATGAATGACTTTTCGGGTTGGTTCTTTAGTCAAGTTCCAAGTATTGCTAGTTTTTTATCTTTAATGGTTCCGGGTGCTTTATTAACTAAAGGAGTTGGAGCTGTTGGTAAAGGTGTTGCAGCATTAGGACGTAGTAGTTCTAAAGTAAGTCGTGCAATGAATTGGGCAAAGAAGGCTACTAAATTAGATAATGTATATCGTGCTAATAGATTAAAGATATTAGTTAATGACGGTATTACAGCTATTGGTATGCGTTTAGGTGAGAATTATCAAGAAGCTCGTGGTGTTGCAGAACAGATAGAAGGTGAAGCATTGTCTCTATTTACTGGAATGTCTGACGAAGAGTTTCAGAATTGGTTAGATAATAATCCCGATATTGCAAATGAGACTAAAGGTAGAACTAAAGAAGAAGCCGCTCTTATAGTTGCAGATAAGGCAGCTATGCGTAACTTTGGTTATAACGCAGGTAACGTATTCTTTGATTTCATGCAGTTACGTGCTGTTAATAAAGCAATAGGACAAGTCAATCGTGCTATTACTCCACGTATTCGTTATTCACAGAATCAAGCTCTTGATAGAATAGCTTCTACTGGAATTGAATCTACTAGTCAAACACTTGGACAGGCAGCTAAAGGAACTATTAAAGATTTCGCAGGAAAGATAAATAGACTTATTAATTCTAGTGAGATTCTTTTGTTATCTGAATTATCAGAAGGTATTGAAGAAGCAATAAACTACGTAGGTCAAGAAGAAGGTACTTTATACGGTCGTTATTTATTAGGTCAAGCTGGACAATATAATGGTGCTGTTTCTATGGATAGAATAGAGAAGTACTTACAGAATCCTCAATTATATAATGCTGCACTTTGGGGAGTTATTGGCGGTATTACTTTTGGCGGTACTATGTCAGCCATTAATAATCGTAAAGGTGGTAATGTAGAAGAGGAACAACGTATTGCTGAAATAAATGGTCGTGAACAGGTATTCAATGAGTATGCTCGTCAGATGCAGATTATTGATAATGGTGAAAATCCATATCAAATAGAACGTGATGCTAATGGTAATCCTATTACTTATTTAGATGACGGTACTGTTAGTCAAGACCCAACAGTTGGTACTACTCGTTATAGTAAGGTTAGTCCCGAAGAACAAGAAGATTTACGTGCTGCTGCTAAAGAGAAGTTTACTACTACTCTTACTTTAAATGCTATTCGTTCAGGTAATTATGAACTACTTGAAGATTATATTGAAGACCCTAGACTAAAGAAGAAACTAGTTGATTCAGGTCTTGTAGATGATGCTGAATACGATAGAGATACGCAAGAATTAAAGAAAACTATGCGTACTGTTCTTGATAGATACGTTAATTATTCTACTGCATTACGAAGTGCTAATATTGATGATGCTTTACTAGATGTTGCTATATCAGAGAATATAGTTAATGCACAAGAAGCAGACTTATTAAATAAACGAGTAGAAAGACTTAATACTATTCAATCTCAATTAGAGAATAGCATACCGGCTATTAATGAAGTTCTTGACCCAATGGCTAAGAATCGTATGCAATTAGGTATATTAGAACAGTATCGTAGAGAAGTAATGTCTGCTTATAATAGTCTAAAGAATAGTAAAAATCCTTTAGATAGAGCACAAGCTAGTCAATATCTTGATTTATCACGAGTAATCGAATCTAAGGTTACAGACTTACGAAGAGGTTTAAATCCTATGGAAAGTTTGTTCCTAGATAATGTTCGTAGTGTAGAGAATATTGCATTAGGAATAGAAGGTAGCGAAGAACAGAATAACTTAATCAAGAAACAAATAGAAGAACTTGATGAAAATGATGTGGCTCTGTTTAAACAGGCAGGTAAAGACTTTAATCTTGGTACTCTTGCTAAACAAGTTCGTAATATTAATTCAGAGTATATGGATAATATGGGACAGATACTTCTTGATGAAATTCGTAGAGATAATTATCGTTCTCGTATTATTACTACTAATGAACAAGCTAAGGAATTTGAAGATACTTGTAAGAAAGAATTAGAAGATGCAGCTAAGAATCTAGTTAAGTCAGCAAAGAAGAATCTTAATGACTTTGTTAATATGGCTAATGAAGAAGAGCTTGGTAATCTTGAGAAAGCACTAGATAATGCGTTTACTGATGAAGAAAGTCAGAATACTAGCAATAAGAGTTTATCTAATGCTGTTAGTATTTTAACTAATTCAGAGAATGGTAAGAAAGATATAGCGTCTTTAAGAGAAGCTATTACTAAGAGAAGAAATAGTCTTGCTGCACAAAGTCAGGCACAGCAACAGAATGGGAATAATCAGCGACAAGACTCCTCTACGGGGGAAGCGAGGAGCGAAGCGACGAGGCAAGAAGAACCAGAGGTTAAGCCTATTCCAAAACCTAAACCAAAGACTGCTAAAGAGAAGAAGTTAAAAGAGACATTAGATAAAGTAGTATCTAAAGCTAATTCAGGTGTTGTAAATAAAGCTAATATTAATAACTTAGAATTTACAATAGTAAAACCTTTTGCTAGTTTAGGAGATGTTAGTAGAAAACCAGTTAAAGTAAGTGCAATAGACGTACGTGTTAGTAAATTTGGCAATGTTAGTATTGATGGAATGGATACCAAAGGTAATATCATTGCTGATGTTACTATTGATGAACTAAATGCCGCTATTGCTATCGGAGATATTACTTATGTAGATACTAGTAAATCTGATGAATCTACTTCTTCCGATACTAACGTTCTTGAATCATCTATATCTGATAATGACTTAGAAGGTCAACGCCAACGTATAGAAGAGATAAATTTAATTATAGATTTATATAATCAAATACAAGGTAATCAGATAGAAGGTAAGACATTTACTAGTCTTAATGATATGATGATTTATCTACAACAGTTAAATCCTAGAGCTGTTAGTTTGTATAATGATATTAAGATTCTAGCTAATCGTCAAATAGTAGACGGTAAGATAGTTAATGTTGATGAAGAGATTAAAACTCCTTCTGATATTATACAAGAAGCAAGTAAGACTTTAGATAAAGCTGTTGCAGAAGATAAACAGAATAGTAAAGACAATGGTTATTTCTTTAATCTAGTTAATCTAAATGATAGTAAGGTTTATTCTCGTATTGGTCAATTAAAAACTAATGATACAGTAAGCGTAGAACTAGATGAAAATGATAATCTTATTGTTAAGTCTCGTGGAATTAAGATAGGTGAGTTTCCTAAGATTGGTTATAATAATGGTAATGTTGAAGTTATGAATCAAGGTTGGAGATATACTGTTAGAAACGATAGTATAGATTTCATAACTCAACTTCAATCTATTATTGCTAGTGAAGAACCTAGTGCTAAAGAATTTGTACAATTACTTAATAATATACGTCGTCTATATCGTGTTCGTAATAATCCCGAAGTTGAGGGAACATTCGGACATCAACTTAATGCTTTACAAGAGAATGAACATTGGAAGAACTTAACTAGTTTGTTTGGCGATACTCAAACTAATCTATTAGATAGGATTAAACATCTTAATAATATTATATTCTTTAATAATGCTCTTAATGTTAATCAGTCTAACTTTAGTACCATTGTTAATGAATCATTAACTAATTGGATGAATAAACTCAAGAAGTCTTATACTGACATTAATAACTTAAAGTCCTCTATTAGTAATACTAAGTCTAAAAAGAAACGTCTAGTTGTTGGTCGTACAAGTTCAGGTAGTGTTATTTATGCTAGAGATAAACAAGGTAATCCTATATATCGTAAGTTTGGAGACGTAGCTACTAGTGAATCTACTGACGGTTATCGTCTAGTAGTAGGAGTTGACGGAGGAGTTGCCGATATTAAATCTAATAGTATTATTGCTGCTAGTCGTATTCCTATAGGTGTAGTTGGTATGACTATTAAAGATTCAGAAGGCAGACTTATTGCTGTTACTAGTCGTGAAAATACTATGAGTAATAGTGAAACAGAAGCTACTGAATATACTAAAAGGTTTAACGAAGGATTAGATAAATTATTCCATTCATTAGTAGATGCTACTCTACAAGGAAATACTGATTTACATCAACAACTATTAGATGAAATATCTAAATACGTAGGTAAGCAAAAAGCTCTTTATGGTTATGAAGTTGTAGGTCGTGCATTTCGTCCTCTTAATAAGATTGGAGCTACTATTTACTTTAACGTTGCTGATAGAAACGTAGCATTTGCTATACCTGGCGAAACTAAACCTAGAAGACTTATGGCTCGTATGCCTAATGGTTTTGTTCCTACTAATAATCATGGTAACTTTAGCACTATGATGGAAGGAGTATATGCTACATTAACTCGTAATGTTATTAATTCAGCTATTCGTGGTGAATCTAATTTATTTAGAATGGTAGACGGTAAACTACAAGCTAAGATACCTAATATACTTCAAGATGAATGGATGGACACAGGTTACAGTAGTTATGAAGAGTTCGTAGCTAAAGACGGAGTATTAGTTACAGACTTAGGTAATGTTACTGACAGTAAAGGTAATATTATTAGTAACTTTAATTATGTAGGAGATGTATATAATCGTAATATTACTCTTATGAATCCTAGTCGTAGTACTGGTCGTACTAACGCGGCTGACGCCGCTGTTTCCCCCATAGAGGGGCAACAAGTTGTATCTCCTATTGCTACACCTGACCCACTTGCTAGTCAAGATAGTACTTCTCAAGTAGGTACTCTTATGGAAGTTGCGCAAGCTAATACTAGTAATCCTAATCTATTATCTGTTGTTTCGGCATTAGAATCTGCTGGCATTGCTCTTAATCCTGATATTGAAATAGTAGGTGAAAAAGGTAGATTTGCAGGAATAGTTGCTGGTGGTAATACTATTACTCTTAGTAATCGTTTTAATAGTCTTGCTCCTGAACGTAGAGTTCTTACTCTTATACATGAAGGTGTACATTATCTACTTAATGATGAACGTGCTAATATAGAACAATCATTCGGAGACTTATATGATAAGTTTGCTAACTTTATTAATCAAGATTCTCGTCTAGTAGATGAGTATGGAGATTTCTTAAATAGTAGTAAACCTAGAGCTGTTGCTATTGAAGAGTTTGTAGTCGAAGCTATTACTAATCGTACATTTGCTAGATTACTAGCTAGAATTAAGTATGATTCTAATCCTACTACTGAATCAAATAACCTGTTTACTAAAATAGTAGATGCTTTAGTAGAATTAATAGGTAAGATAGGACAAATAGATAATACATTACTTGGAGAAGTTCGTAATCGTTTATCTACTATTGGATTAGAAACTAGTGATACAGCTAGTACTTCTACTGTTACTTATGACGATACTTTTGATAGAGCAGAGGAAGATGTTAGCGTTCCTACTGATGATGTATTTGATATTCCTGATATAGACTTAGATTTAGATAGTAGTATAAGTGATAACTACCGTCAAGTCGATAATTTCGATAGTCTGATTGAGGGATTGAATAATCGACAAAAGGCTATTGTGACGCATTTGTTTGACACTGGTGAGCTTAGTTTTGTATGTAGTTAAGTAAGATAAGCCTAGAGACGAAAGTCCGGCAGAGAGCCTTAGAATGAGCCATTTTAAGCGCATCTGCCGGACTTTTATATTTTCCTTATCTTACTATCACGACAGCATATAAAATGCGAAATTCGGCAGGAATTTGCGGTCTACGGGCATCCGTCCGCCTTCGTAACGTGCGGTTTTCGTCCGTCTAATAAATCTATTTGATAGTATTGATAATAATGTTATCTTTGGTAATGTTAGTAATTACTTAATTAATAATATAAAGTATATGAGTTGTACTCCTAGTAATCCTAAATTAGATAAGCTATTAGAGCTTACTAATAATGATGTTAGAAAATCTACTGAATACCTTGCTACTATCGAAGACAATAGTTTTCGTGATTGGTATAAAGAAAAGACTGGTAGAGATTTTAATGATGAGAATATTGATACTAATACTGTTAATGCTATAATAGCATATAATAACAGAGAGACTATCAATACTAAAGATTATGTTCAGAACGTTCGTACTTCACGGACTGGTGTATTTGGTAATGACATAGCGAAAGAAGACCACGCTATTAATATTCTTGCTACTATTTATTTAAAGAGTCAAGGAAGTATTCGTAAAGCTCTTGCTAATAAAAAACGTAAGGGTGAAAGCGAAGTAATAAAGGATAAAGCCGGTAATGAGTTAAGTCCTCAATCCGCTATAAAGCTGACTATGATTACTTATCTTAATAGACATCTGAAAGAGAATGATAAAAAACTTACTCAGGAACAAAAGGCTTATGTAGGTACTATTATTCGTAATCTTTACGATGGTGGTAATTATAATCGTAATGAGTTATTTGATATAGTAATTAACTCACCGGAAGTAGTTAGTCTTAGCAAAGAATTTGGCATAGATACTAATGAAGACTATGAAGCTAGCGATGATGTTAAAGAAGATAGTGAACAGAACTCTCGTCAAGATGACCAAGAAACTATTGCAGCTCTTCGTGCTGATTGGTCTGAATTATCTGACCAACGAAAAGATATAGATAAAAATGTTAGCAAAGAAGTAAAAGAATGGTTTGCTCGTTTACCTAAAACAAATAGTAATAGTTTTATAAATGAACAACCTGATACTTCTAATAATACTTATTCAGGCATGGCTGAAAGTGCTACTTTTTCTAGTTCTTTTAAAGCTATTAATAACTATGGTAATTTCTCTAGTGTTGAAGCTATGGTAGAAAGTTTCCATACTATTGCTGCAAGATTTAAAGAAGTATCTCATTTAGAATATGCTGCACGTTTACTAGAAGACGAAGCTAATGTTCAAATGAGAAATAAGATATTTACTCAACTAAAACAATCTATTTGGGAACGTAATGAAGTAGTTTATAGTCAAGACGGTTCTAATGTGGTTACTAAGAATCGTAATACTTTTCCTAAACTTAATCTACAAAACAAAATACTTAATAGTTTCGATTCACTTATTCACAATCCTTCTATTATGGCTAATGATATTGCCGTATTAGACGAACTTAAAAACAGATTATCTACACTAAAAAATTCTAACACAAATGAAATCCAAGAAATTACGGAGCAAATTGCTGCAATTTTTAATAAGTATAACTTCGGCATCAATAGACAGGGTGTTGTTAACTACGTTCGTAACTTCGGTGATAACCAACTTTCTAATATCTCTTCTATTGTCGATGATTTGCTAGAGTTCAATAAAGTAGTAGGTAAGGCGACTAATCTATTAAAGATAGATAATGAAGCACAACGTATCTATTATGCAAGTGAATATGCTAAAACTAAAGAGAACGAAGAATATGTGGTAGTTCCTTTTGATAAATCTCAACTACAATACAAAGGTGGTTATGCTAATAATATAGCCAATCGTATATCTAATAGATTTAAAGATTATCAGATAGTAGATTCTGAATTTAATAGTATTAATGCAGAGAACAATCTAGTTAGTGATATTTTAAAGAACAACTATATAAGTAAGTTCTTTGAAAGAATTAACGATAATCGTTATAATGATAATCCTGTTAGTAATACCGAACTACGTGATTACTTAGTTAAATTTGCTAATATTCCTCAATACAGATATAGTAATATTCTTATTGAGAAAACTTTGTCTAATGGAAAGATAGTCCCAGGTTTACTTCGTCTTACAGATACTGGTTATGAACTAACTGAATATTATCGTGAATTTGGCGCACAACTATATAATGGAGTTAGTAACAAAGTAACAGGAAAGGCTAAATCTTATAAAGATATTAATGCTCTTGAATGGGATATTATTACGCTTAATGAATACGCTAATAATGGTGACAATTATGAGATGACTAAAGGAGTTAAGAAATCTAAGTTCTTTACTCAAACACCTTCTGATGCACCTAAGACTTTCGTATTTAATAGTTATAAGTTAGATTATACTGGACTATTTAATGCTAACGGCTCTATTAATCGTGGACATCCTATATATGTAGCTTATGCTAATATTTATGCTAAAGAACTTGCAGAAATGACGCAAGCTATTAACTTCTTATTTGAGACAACTGTTGAGAATGGAGTAGTAACTATCGTATCTGATGAAAATGGTAAACCTAAGATAAAAGAAGAGTTTAAAGATTTACGTAAATCTGAAGCTAGACTTAACTATCATTATCGTAAAGGTATTCTTGATTCAAATGGTGTTCCTACTGGTAATGTATTTAAGTTTAGAAGTCTACTTATTGATAAAGTTAAGAACCTTAATAAGTATAATAGTGAGACAGCTAAAACGGTAGATATGAATTGGCTATTTGAAGGAGGTGATGTATTCTCACTCCTTTATGGGGGAAAGAATAGTGAAATATCATTGATACAAGACGAGAATGGAGAATATAATATTAGACTTACTGGTGAACTTCGTAATTCAGTTTATAATTATATAGATAATTATATTAATTATAGAATACAAGAAGCTGTTGCTAAATACAGTTCTAATAAAGAGTTTGTAGATAGATATAAGAACGCTAGTCAAGAATCATTTAATGCTTTTATTGCAGAAATGGTACTTAACTATGAGATTCAATATAACAATCTTAATGATATGTTCTTTGGAGATGAAGCATATTATAAAGATTCTCGTGATACAATTAAACGTAATAAAGAATATCAAGCCGGAGGATTAGCTTATGCAGGTTATGACTTATACAATGTACAGAAGCATTTGGGAGATATAGTAGTTTCTCCTAATAAGACTATTAGTGTAGATAGTAGTTTTAAATATATTACTCTTGAAGATGTTCAAAGCAAAGGTGGAGTTATTGAAGATTTAAAGAAACAATTAAAGATAGCTAAAGTATCTAAAGAGACAGAAGCATTTGTACTTAAACAGTTTGCTAAAGATAAATCAGAAGTAACTGATGCTCAATCGTTCATAACCTTAGACGAATTTGTTCGTAGAATATATCTACGTGGCGAGTATGATAATTATAAAGACTTAATTGAAGCTCTTTATGATGAAAGTAAACCTATTGATAATGTTAAGTTAGGAGAATTATCTAAGAAAATACAAGTTCAAAAGAACTTCTATTATGATTTAGAAATAGATAATGATGCTAAATTAGCTAATCCTATTCAGATTAAAAATGCTGAATTTGTACTCATACCTAGATTTTTAGGTAATAGTGAACTTGGTTTACTTGCTAAATATATGACTGATAATAATATTGGTCAGGTAAACTTTACTACTACCGAAAAGGCTACAACTAATAGAGTATTAGAGTTTTGGGATGCTCATGGAAAATTCCCCTCTAAAGAAAGGTTGAAACAGTTTAACTTGGATATCCAAACTAAGTATAAAACTGGTTGGTATTCCAATCTTTATACCCAGCAAGATATTCCTCAACACATGGATGGTGAGAATAAAGCTGGATTGCAGATAGTTAAGAAACTAATTGATAATATAGGTAATACTCCCGAAGGACAATCTCTTATTAAAGATTTCTTTGATAACTTTACCGCTAATATTCAAGATAGCTTTAAAGATGCGGCATCTCGTATTGGAGTTAGTATTGACGCTAGAGGTAACGTAGTATATGAAGAAGGAAAAGTTAAGATTGATAATAATCAATTTATAGCACTTATTAAAGACGAGTTAACTCGTAGAGGATTAGATAGTAATTATCGTAAATATGCCGAAATCAATCCTGAAACTGGATTGCCTTATATGCCTGCATGGACTAACTTAGTTCGTAGTAAGATAGAAAACATTGTAAATAGTATATTTACTAATCGTGTTACTCGACAAGTACTTCCTGGTTTTCATGCTAGTCAAATATCAGATGTTGGTATAACAGCTTTATCTGGTCGTACAGATTTAAGAGATTTAATGCAATCAAAAGTAGAAGAGAAGCACGGATATAGTCTAGGACGTAAACTTACTTATCATAAAGACGGAAGTCAAATAGTAGAAATACTATTACCTAAATGGATGGTTAAGGCTTATAATACTTATGATAATGAAGGCAATCTTGTACATGAAGTAACTTTAGAGGACTTACAAAATGCTGGATTAGATACTATGATTGGTTATCGTATTCCAACAGAAGGTAAACAATCTATTGCTGTTATGAAAGTAGTAGGTTTGTTAGATGAATCTCAAGGTTCTACTATTGTAGTTCCTGATGAATGGGTATTACAGACTGGTGCTGACTTTGATATTGATAGTATTTATGGTATATATCATACAGCTTATTTCGATAGAAATGGTAAACCTCATAAGGTCGAATATATAGATGGAGAAGATGAAGTAAGTACTTATCGCAGATATATTGGTTATATAAATTCTTTAATAGATAAAGAAACTCGTAAAGCTACTAATTCTGAATTTACTAAAGAAGAATTTAAAGAAGCTCGTAAAGCTGCAAGAGAAACTGTTCGTAAAGCTAATGAAGAATATGATAAATTCTTAATTGACCAAGTTAGAGATTTAATAGCTGAAACAGATGAAACATGGGCTGAGCTTCCAAGAGAAATAAAAGATAATCTTACTATTACTTTTAAATCAAAAGAATTAAAGTTTGGTGAAAGAGTAGACGTTATTGTAAGTAAGATGGACTTTTATGAAAGTGAATATGCTAATGATGAATATGTTGCTAAGTTTGCACAACAGTATCGTAATATTCAATCTGTTATTAATGAACAAAGAGAATTTTATCAAAATGTAAAAGATAACGCTGAACAACTAGCTATTGATTATGCTGATGAAACTCGTAGAGCTAGATTAGAACAAACTATTCAAGCAAGAGCTGAAATAGTAGGAGCTATGTCTCTTGAAGAATTTAGTCAATTAACAGTAGCTCAACAAAATACTCGTGATGCTCGTAACAATAAAATAGTAGATACATTTATTAATATAATGAATCTACCAGTATCTATTGGTGAGAACTTATCGTCTAGTAATTTTGAAGATATTAAAGCTGCAAAGAGTAATATCTTTGAAGGTTTGTCAGAGACTTATCGTAATATTAATTCAGTAATTGCTCAAAATTGGTATCGTGATGCTAATATGTCCGGTGCACGTCTTAAAGCTATTTCTGTTAATCGTGACAACTTTGCCTCTATTAGTAATAAAGCTAAGACTATTATTGACGGTGCTTATGGTGGTTTTAGGTTTGTATATACATATAATACAGAGAAAGAAGCCAAAGACGCTCAAGCAAAATTAAGAAAACGTTTCAGAGACGTAACTAGAAGTGGAAAAGAAGTAATGGTAGACCATAATCAGTTAGGTTGGAGTTACGATAATCTTAATATAGATAATCGTTTAATTACTCCTTACTCTTCTGAAACTACTGCACTTATTCTTGACGGTGTAAAAGAAGGTGGTGTACCTAATGTTGATTTATATACTTTCGATGTATATAAGTCTATTGTTGATTGTGGTGCAAACTATGAAACTTCTATCTTATTCGTTAATCAACCTGTAATAACCGAACTTATTGCTAGACAAAATGCTAATGATAATGTATTCGGTGAAACTGGATTTAATCCCCTTATAGGATTGAGACGAGATATGTATATAAGATTGGCTAAGACTGTTGGTATTCCAGCTAATAGTATTACTAAGAAAACTCGTCTTAAAGATGTTAAAGCAATGCTTGAAGCTAGAGGAGTAACTATCAATGAAGATGAATTACTCGAAGAAGGAATACGAGTAACTGAATTAAGAGAACATCTTAAAGATGATGTAGAAAGTACTAGCTATAATAATACAGATAATCTTATATATCAGATTAAAGCATTAAGGGCATTTGAATATTTCAAAGAGATAGGTGACCAAATCAATACTAACATGATGGTTATTACTAGTGATAAGTTTGGTGCTGGTAAATCTGCTAACGAAATTGACAATGTAATTAATCGTATTACTGATATTAAGAATAACAATATTGCTCGTATTAAGAAAGGTAATCCTGTTCTTAAAGCTGTTACAGAAGAAGGTAATAAATATCTTATAGATGCTATTTATCCTAAGATTAGTTTTAATACTATTAACGATATTAATCAGGATGATTCAGAATCAGCATATCCTTCTTTATATTATCAACTGAAGTATAGCTGTATAGCTACTGAAAAGATTATTCGTGATAGTGAAATATTCAAAACTCAAACTCCACAGTTCCGTGAGTTAGTTAGTAAGTTCGATGTTCGTAATCTACAAACTATTCAACAGTTAGAGAGTTTCATAATTAATATGAGTCAAGCACAATCTAATTTTGTTAATACTAATAGATTTATAACTAGAAGTGATAATGAGTTTATTCCTAGTTATAATTTGAATCTTATTAGTAGTCAACAGAATACTCGTGCTAGATTATATGGTTATACTGATGTAGTAGGTAGCTTCGATATGTCTGATATGTCTGAAAAGAATGTAGAAGCATTTATGAAGTTGTCTCCTGCAAATAAAGTAGTATTGATTCAAAGATATACTTCGGATGATAATCTATTTAAAAATCTAAATGTGGAGTATAAAGGTCATCGCAATAGTTATGATAGGATATCTATTATTGATAGTACTATATCTACTGAATCTCAATATCAGATGTTTCGTAATGCTTGGCATAGTAATAATCCTTTCGTTAAACTTACAGCTATGGACCTAGTAAGATATTCTATGGTAGTAGAAGGTTATAAGTTTAAAGGTGGAACAGTTAGTAAGATTATTCCTGTTGAGCTTTTATATGGACAGGATACTGATATTGATTCTGATAATGGAGTTTCAACAGCTACTAATATTATTAATGATTCAGACAAAGCTATTAATAGTATGATTCAATACGGTAGTGAAACAGGAACTTATGAAAGACTTAGTAATGATGATAAGGCAATAGAAAAATTACGTGACTTATTCTTTAGAACTAATCCTAATAATCCTGATGTACTTACATTTGAGAATAAGAAGTATAAGGAATCTAATAAAATAGTATTCAATAGACTTGGTGTAGGTGTGCTTAGTTTTAAAGAAGCACAAGAACGTAAAATGATTACTGGTAGTGAAAATAATCGTAAATATCGTCATTATGCTAAAACTAATGATAATAATAAAGTTCTACGTTTATATAAGCTAGTATATGATAATGATGTTGTATATATGCTTCCTACTAATCCATTGGAACAAAACGAAATTGGAGAAGTTAGTGTTAATCCTGATAATAATAGAATGTATCTTCCTTTAGATATACTGGAAGAAGTTTCTATTCGTCAGCACGACCCTGCATTTATTAGTTCTATTAATATAGCTATGAACTCTGATATTCGTAAGTTTGTAGTTCTTCCTAAGGTATTTGAAGTTGGTGCTAGTTTATTAATTGAAGAAGCATTTCCTAATAGTACAGTCTTGACTTCCCCCATAAAGGGGCAACAAATTGATACTTCTCGTAGATACATTATTGCTACTACTGATAATCAAGCTATACTGGATACTATTGAATCTCTTGAAGCTGTTGGTATTACTAATTATGTTGTTGCAGCCCCGAATATGAATTATGGTAATATTCGTAAACTTATTAATGACCGTAATAATGAGGATATTGCAGCTAAGAGACTACAAACCGCTATGACTAAGTTAGAAGCTAATGAAATTCAGCTTAGAAAAAAGAAGTCAGATAATTCTGAATCTCCTTATTATGCTCAACTTAAAGCTAGCATTAATCAAACTATTGAAGATGTTAATGTTAATGGTATTGGTTTTGTTCCTGTTCTACAAACTGTTGTAGATAATACAGGTTTTAGAGCCGGTGGATATTTTAGATACGAAAAAGAAGGTAATGTTTATATTGTTACTAACTTAGGTCGTGTAACTACTAAATCTGTTAGTCTCACCCCTGACTATATGTATAGTAAGAAAGTAACTATTAATAGTGTTAGTCAATTAGAATTTCCTAGACGTAATGCTTTAACTCAAGTAGTTAAAGAAAATGCTAGATTAGATAAGTTCGCTAATAATAATATTATTCGAGTTCAGACAGAAGAAAACTTTATTAACGAAGATGTACTTGAATCAGCATTAGTAGATAATGATAGAGAAATTAACGAATATATTTCTCGTGTAATTGAAAGTGTTGAAAGAAGTAATGCTAATGTTGAAGAAGCAGCTCTTAATGACGCTTTCCGTTCATTTGCTGCTATTGATTTACGTTCTAATACAGCTACTAAGTTAAACGATAACTTACGTGAGCAAGCATTGAAAATTATTAATGGTTATACTAATAGACGTATTGATGATTTCTTATTTGATATTCATAATTTCTATACTACTTATGTTACTAATCCTGATGGTACTTATAAACTAGACGAAAATGGTAATAAGATAGTAATGGAGAAATGGGGTATAACTAATAAGAAGTTATTCGACCGTATGTTAGAAGATGAAACATTACGTACTCGTTATGAAATGTTCCTAGATGACATTAATAGATTTGTAGAAGATTATTCTATTATTGAAGCTATTCGACCTTATGATATTGATGAAGCTCATAGTGTAAGTGAAACAGAAGAAGAAATAGAAGGTCTACGTAGAACTAACGATATGCTTAAACAAATTAAAGATAAGTTTAAACGTATCAAAGACTTAGATAATGTAGTTAAACGTAGTACTAAGATGTACTTTGATAGTTATATTACTAGTCTTTCTAGTGACCCTCGTGTTCAATCTAATATGCTTAGTATTACAGAAGCATTTGAAGATGAGAACTTCTTCCAGTTTTGGTTAGCTGATAGTCAGGAGACACATATTCCAATAGTTCAGATAGTTCTAAAACAAATGATGAATCAGTTAAGAGCTAGTGAGATTAGTGCTCGTGATAAGAAGATAGCCTTTACTACCACTATTTCAACGATTATCGAGGATGCAAAAAACAACGGTATAAACGTGTCTCTGAACGATATTTTGGACGAAAATGGCAACCTTTTGCTGCCGTATAATGAATCGTTCACCGACAAATTAAGGTCGCTAAAAGAGGCTGTAAAGCTGGCTCAAATCGACGACCCGAATGGTCGGGACGGTCTTATATATAAGAAAGCTAAAGACGAATTAGAGAAGTTCTTAATAGATAATGTAGAACGTGAGTACAATAAAAAATTCTATCAAGACTACTATAATATGAACCAAATACTTAATAAATATCCTCAAACTTATGTTAAGTTAATGAAGATATTACATGAGGAAGGAGATATATTAAGTACGATGATTGATAATGATTATAGTACTCTTACTGTTCAAAACGCAAGAAGACTTGAAGAGCTTAGACATGAGTTAGCAGAAATGCGAGCTACTATTGATATGGACGGTAATTATAAAGAGAATTATCAAGAAGCTAATGCTGTTAATAATTACTTATCACGTAGACGTCAGTTAAATAATAAGTATAAAGAAAGTAAACCTAAAGATGCTTTTACTATTCGTTATAAACAAGCTATTGAAGGTTTACGATATCCTGAAACTTCTGAAACTTATAGAGAATCAGTAGAATGGTTAAAGGCTAATACTGATTATAAGTTAAAAGAAGAGTTCTTAGATGAACTAAAGAAAGCCTATATGGATACTCGTCTAGGTAATCCTTTTGATAGTTTCGTTCGTACTATGGCTTATGGTAAGTATGATTCAGAAGGTGTTATTGATGGTACTAAATTTACAGATGTTCAAATAGCTAATCTAAAGAAACATCAGGAACAAATGTTTGCTGCTGCCGTTGGTCGTGTTAAGCCAAATGAACAGAAAGCTCAAGAATGGTTAGATAACCATGTTAGTTATATCAATACTGTTTATTATGAAGCTATGTATGTAGCTATGAATAAGATGGGTAAAGAAGTATTTGATAAATGGTATATTGATAACCATGTTGTTAATCCTATTACTAAAGAATATGAACCGTTGCCTATTTGGAGACAAATGGTAGTTAAGGATGAAGCTAACAACATGGAATATAGTGCTAAATACAAATGGTTAGAAACTAAAGTTAAAGAGCAGTATAAGAATCCTAACTACGATGAAGTTAAACTACAACCTTCTACTAATAAATATCGTAATGATAAGTATTATGGAATGAATAATTATCAGCAACAGTTATATAACGAAGTAGATTCTCTTCTTAATGAACTTGTTAAAGATAAACGTAGTCGTACTTATATTAATCGTGGTTATCTGCCTAATCAAGCTATTGAACAACCTAGTCAAGGTTTTGCTGACTATTGGCAAGACTTTAAACGTAGTCATGGTTGGTATGATACTCCTAATAAGTCTGATATAGAACTTAATCTATATAAGAGATTTAGTAATGCTCCTATGCTTCATAGTTTATCGGAAGTTAAGTTACTTCCTATTCGTGAACAACAAAAAGGAGAAACTAAAGAAGAGTATCTAACTTATGTTCGTGAAACTCAAGCCAAGAATAATGAGTTACGTAAACAAAGAGCACAGGAAAATGCAGAACGTAATAATCCCAATGTTCTTGAAAGACTTAATTCATTTATAGATAGTATGTATAACTTTAATACTCGTAATGATATAGCTAGATTAGCTAAGATTACTAGTAATCAATTACGTAATATGGATATTATTAAGAGAAATCCTAATGATAAACTTATGGATAATAGATTACTTAGTAGAATTACTGGTAAACAAGAAATACGTACTACTAAGAGTGATGATTCAAATATAGTTAAACACTTCGAGAATCAAGTTCGCAAGTTAGTATTTAATGAATTTGAAATGGATGAAGGTACTCGTTCTAAAGTATCTCGTGTTATGCGTAATATGGTATCTAGTAAGTTTATGATGTTAAATATTACTGGTGGTATTGCTAATGTTTTATACGGTAAGACACAGATACAAATGGAAATGGCTGCCGGACAATTCTTTAAATACAAAGACTTTCGTAAAGGTGAAAATGAATGGATGCAGAATATAAGTAGTTATCTAGCAGATGCTTATAATGAAACTACTAATAATGAAACTAATGCCATTATTAGATTATTCAATGTTATTAAATCTGATATGGTAACAGAACGTTATGGTAAAGGTAACAATCCTATGGGTAAATTAGAAAATCTGTTGTTTATCCAACAGACAGCAGGTGAGCATTATATGCAAAACGCTACATTATTAGCTATGCTTCATTCTCATAGAGTAGTCAATGTTGATGGCAAGAATAAGATAATGTCATTTGAACAATATGCTATGAATCTTAGAGAAGAAGCATTACTTAAAGTTCTTCGTAAGAATAATCCCAAATTAGTTTCTAAGTATGAAACCTTTAAAGATAAAGTACTTGAATCTTACGTTGAGAAAGAACGTTATGTTAAGTTTAAAGCTGATATAATAACTGATTTCTTACGTTCGATTCCTAAAGAACTAAGACAAGAGTTTAAAACTACTTATAAGGAAGATACTAAAGAAGAACGAATTAAGTTTGAACAACATCCTTCATTTAGAGAAAGTCTTATATTGAAGAATGGTGTTGCTACTCTAAAGAAAGATAGCGGTCTTACTAATGATGATATTGCAGCTTTCCGTAATAAGGTTATATCAGTTAATCATCAGATACATGGTATCTATGATAAGATTGGTGCTAATCAGCTACAACAATCATGGTGGGGAGCTTTACTAATGCAGTTCCATAAACACTTAGTTCCTGGATTCCAAAAACGTTTTGGTTATCGTTTAGGTCACTTTGACGGTATATATAATGAAACTAGAGAATCTATTAGTAAAGGAACTTATGTTAGTTTAGGAGAGTTTATAGCAATGCCATTTAAGAAGTACTACGAACTTAATGATAGTAACGAACTTCAAGCTGTTCGTACTCTTCAAGGTATTGCTAAAGGTTATGCAGATTTTGTAGCTAATCTTACTACTTATTATAATATTCTTCCTGAATATGATAAAGCTAATATTCGTAGATGTTTGGGTGAATGGATAGCTATTACTAAAGCAGTAGCATTATTCGTAGTTGGTAAGTTAATGCTTGACGATGACGATGATTCTACGCAAGTAGCAGATTATATCTTATATAGTGCTGACCGTCTAATGTCTGAAACTATTCAGTATACTCCGTGGGGTATGATTAACGAAGGACAGAAATTATATAGTCAACCTGTTGCTGCGTTAAGTATCGCATCTGATAATCTTAAATTACTAGAGGCTTGTTGTAGTTATATAGTTACTGGTAATCCCGATGATTTATATTATAATTCAGGTACTTATTCAGGTGAGAATAAACTTAAAGTTAATATAATGAAACAGATACCATTACTTAATCAGATTAATAAACATCAAAGACTTGGTGCTAACAACAGTTACTATAAAGTTCGTAGTAGTCCATTTAGTGGTCTAGGTCAAATTGTTGCTAATATGATTACTGATGAAGATGAAGAATAACTAACTACTTAATATTACAACTCATGTAGAAAGCCGGATTGCTTGTGAAAGTAGTCCGGCTTATTGTTTATATCGAAATAATTACTACCTTTGCAGTGATTAAGTACCTACCGTCTCGGACTGTTGTACGGGATTTAGTATTTGCTATCTGACTAACTAGATTAGTTGCGTGTAGTGTGGAGAGCTAGGGAACTCGATTAGTCTTAGTACTTATAAGTATTATTTCATTTAGGCAGTGTCTCCGCCCTAGTGCAAAACCTCGGACGATAAATAGAAACAAAGCTACAAGGATTAGTAGAATGATTGTCAATAGAGATTGATTTAGCTTCACTACCCGAAAAAGAGCCGAATACTATTTACTCCGTCTATGACCTTACTATATCCAAAAAGTTCCCAAATGTTCTATCTAACGAAGAACATCTCCATGAACACTATCCCCAGTGCCGCTAGTATTATTGTTTGAAATACTATTATCAATATTAACTTCACTATATCCCGCTAGCCTAACGGCTAGCTTTCTTCCCCCATAAAGGAGCAGGTTTGCTGATAATTCCACTCCTTTATGGGGGATTTAGCGAGCTTGCGAGCGTAGGCAAGTCCAGCAATATAATTATCCCTAGTACGTTGGTTTTATCCAAGTACAGTTTAAAAAAAAGAACTATCAACAGTATTGCTACTATTAATAGTTCTAAGTTCATTTACTTTCTTTCATATCTTTCTTAGCTCTTTTGTATCCTTTCATATAACCTTCTACATAGGCTTTAGTACATAGATTTGATTGTATTGGAGTACAAGGTCTATAAATATAATTCTTACAAGCTCTACTAAATCCATTAGATTGATAGGCTTTTACTTTAACGCTTATTCTTTTTGTCATAGTATTATAAAATAAGAGTACCAGTATTACTACTAGCACTCTTATTAATGTATAACTAAAATGATTATTACTTATTCGTTCTTATATTTCTTCTCTACTTCTTGTAGTTTCAGATAGATATTATTACGAGCTTTAAGTTTTGGCAGACTAGCCGCATATCGCATAGCTTTACGAATTTGATTACGCATGAACTTCTTCTCCGACTTCATCATTTACTTCTTTAGGTTCAACATAAGGATTCCAAGTATTCATAAACTGATTAAGTTCAACCACAACTTTTTCTCGGTTATAAATATCATTATCAGCATCGGGAGTTATATCTTCAAGAACAACATGAAGAGTATTACCACCGTTCTTGTCTTGCATACGAGCTAGACTATTACACTGATATACCTTATATGGTATTTTAGGATTTACTACTTTAGATTTATCTCCATAAGTATCTATGCATAATATATTATTTAATTTAAGCATACTTTTTAGTTTAAATAAGTTCTTTGAAATCAACACCAGCTCTAGTAAGACGAGAAAGAAGAATATCAGAATAATTTCTCATAGATGTAAGCTGACAAGCCATATCGTTTCTCTCTTCTGCATCAAGTTTCCTAAAGATAGGATTACCATTAATAAACGCATTAAGTTTATCAATCTTATCATTAAGTTCTTCATATTCTGTAATTACACGTTGAATATGAGAAGGATACTTACTTTCTTTAGGCTTAACATTAAGACCATATTTAGCCCATTGAAGAACAAAACCAAGATGTGCCCAAAGGTCATTAACAACTTCTTCCATAGCATATTGTTTGCCAAGTTCCTCACTATAATTCTTTGGGTCAACACAAGAAGAATGACGAACAGTATCGAAACCACTGCGAGTATGAGCATTAACAACAGTAGTCTTTTCTCCTATTGTTGTAACATCTACATCTGTAATAAAGTTCTCAACATCTTCTTTTAGAATCTTAGTACCGTCATTATTCTCTGAAAGAGGATAATACGCAGCATCAGCTACATCTTTCGGTGACCAACTTTTATATCCGTCAGGATAAGTAACTTCATAACCCATATCATCGGGATGAGCATTACCTATTTTATAACCAGTTGATAGAGCCATACTAGCTCTCATTGGTTGAAGTTCAACCATTTTAATTCCAATTGCTTTCATAATTTAATTGTTTATTGTTTAAAATTAATAATTAGTTTATTTTCCAGTACTACCAAATCCTTCTGTACTTCTTTTAGTAGTACCAAGTTCTTCGAGAGTTTCAACTTCATCCCAAGTAATCTTCTCACGACGACGAACAAGAAGTTGACAAACACGGTCGCCTTTCACATAAGGACATTCTTCTTTCTTAATTAACTTATTAAACTCTTGTCTTGCACACATAATAGAATTATAAGCATTTTCGTGTTTAACACGTGTAACAATATCGTTAAAAGCATTACCAAAAGTACTAATAATTCTAATTAATTGACGAGAAGTACGATTCTTGAAAATAACACGAAGTTCTCCTCTATAACCCCAATCAAGAGTACCAGGACTATTAGGCATATAAAAATCTGTTTTAGTATTGCTACTACGTGGGCGAAGTTCCATTTCATATTCATCAGGAAGAGCAAAATATAATCCTGTGTGAATAATAAATCTATCTTTGTCTGAATCATATTCTATACTCTTAGCATAGACATCACAACAAGCATCTCCTTCTCTACCATAAGTAGGTAATGGAACAGATTTATCTTCACGCCATACTTTAACAGAGACATCATCAATGTCTTGTTCTAGTTTTTGATAAAGTTCATCTTGTGTTAATAAACCAGCATTAAACTCAATAATAGCATTAGCTATTGCTTTACTTAATTTACTCATTATAATTATTGTTTTTAAATTTATGATAAGGACAATCAGTTGGAATACTAGGTCTTCTATAACAAGAAGTAATAATAGTATCACTACTTCTTTCTAAGCACGTATAATGTTTATAGAAACAACCTTTTTCTCTCTTTACTAAATGAATACAATTACCACAAGTTCTTACTTTATTCTTCTTTTCCATATAGATACTTTAATAAATGAACAAACCTGATTATAAATATTACAAATAGCACATGACCTAATATTGGAATAAAGAATAAAACACAATTAAGAGTAACTGTACTTATTACTTCATCATCTAGTCTTTCCTTAGTAATCTTTAGTACTATTGCAGTTATTACAAACTGAATAAAACATTCAATAACAGGGACATCTAATAAAATTGTTTTTAATACGGTTTCTAACTCCATTCTTTACCACAGTTAATACATTTAAAAGTAATTGGGTCATTTTCCTCTTCCCGTGGAACTTCTTCTAGTCTAGCACCACAATTAGGACAACGTGGAACAGTAAATAACCCAATTAGTTTTTCAATAAAAGTTCTTATTCCCATACATTAGCTAGAGCATAATTAAGAGCTTTAAGACTAGTATTGTAATCACCTTCAAATACTGTATTCTTCAAACGAAGTTCTTCTGTCTTATACTCTTTAACGTTAGAGAAATAACCAGTAACAGCATTATAAGCACCATAAGCTGTACCAGCTATTAGTCTTTGACCAACACCTTCCTGATAATATTCAAAAGAATCACAGAGAGTATTTAGTTTCTGCATAGATATTCCAGCAGCTTCATAGGCAGAATTATCTCTACGGAATAGACCGTTATATAAAGACAATCCATCTACTCTCTCGAATTCTTCCCCCGTAAGGAAAGTTGCAGACAAATACTTTTTCACTTCTTCGTCTGATACTTTAGTTTTATATAATACTCGATACATATCTTCTTCCTCTTCTATCTTACGTTCGGTAAGACCAAGTATTTCAGGAACAGTAAGTATCTTAGTATTGACACCTTTATTATGTCTAAAAGATATATAACTTTCGGCTGATATTCTAGCTGCATGAAGTGCGTTCATACAAACAACTCTTATAGGAGTAATCATCGTTTGTACAGCACTACCACCATCATGACTATTAGTAAAGACAAAGTAATGTTGAATAGTATCGTTTTTGCCACCAATATTAATATCTTTATCAAATGTTGCTGACATAAATATCTTTTGTCCATAACCAAAATATCCTGCACGGTCGAGTTTTACTCTACCACCAAGAGCATCATCAAAGAAGCCAAAAGCCATTTGATTTTGTACTACTTCGTATCGAGACTTTACTTTCCCAAGAGGAATATTAGTATCAGTACGATAAGTTGCAAACTCACCAGGAACATCAACAAATTCAAAGCCGTTAACTACATTAGGAAAAATAGAACCATCACGACTAGCACCATTATCGTGTGCTGGCATTTTAGCAGATAGCTGACATTTAGCAACTGTATAATCGAGTTTAGCTTTTACAATAGCTTCTTCTGTTGTCTTACAATCGCTAATGTCTATACCTATTTTACCTCTCCAAGCAATTCCTTTTGCTTTGAATTTACTTCTATAACTTGAATCTCTAAAGTTAAATTCCATAATTATATGTATTTACTGATTTCTATCATAGCTTGTTCACGAGTACATCCAAAGGCATTCATTATTCTTTGAATAAGTTCTTCTACCCAATCTTCTACTTCAAACATATTACTTAATTATTAATGATGTATTACTTTCTTGTTTAGCAATAGTAAGGTCAGCATCCATACTCAAATTAGCTGCAATAATAGACTTACTAGTACAAGACTTAAATTCTACCTTATGAGGATTTTGTCCAATCCATTGAGCAAGATTAAAGTTAGTAACATTTGCAAGTTCTGATAGACGAATATGAATTGATATTTCAGTATCAATAGAGAACACATCGTCAACAGTAACATCTACAAATGAAGATTGTTCAGATTCCTGCTCCTCTATGGGGGAACTTTCAGCTTTCATGTGAGCACTGATAATACGAGATAGATACTCAATACTAAGACTTTCCTTAATTTCAGTACTTGCAAGATATTCAGTAACTATATCCATAAAGTGTCTGATAATGTCGGCAATACGAACATCGTCTAACTTAGTAACAGTAGTATTACGAGAATAGACTTTATAAGTACTACCTTCGATTACTTTGTTACCGGATTTACCAGTAGAACCAAACATAAGAACCGCTTCAAGAACCGCATCTTTAAGACGTTCAAGAGTATTATTTCTTGTTTTCTTAATTTGGTTAACACGAGCAACTTCGTCACTACATTCTTTAACGTCACACTGATAACGTTTAATTACTTGAAGATAATCTCCAATCTTGTCTTTAAGATTATCTTCTGTAATACCTAGTTTAGCAACAATTTCTTCTGTTGCTTCACCTTCTTCGAGTTGCAAGATAATATCCTGCAACTCTGCTTTAATACTAAATAGACTACTTCCCATTATGTCTTGATTTAAAATAAGGTTTATCTTTAGTAGAATAACACATATAACTAACAGGACAATCCATAGTTCCCCGTCTTTCACAATCATGGCATCTAGGAGAATTATCCTTTTTAGTTAGTTTTAATAGTTTACTTACTAACTTTTTTAGAACTTTCATTTTCAAATACATTTATTGGATATTTACTTTTAGTTTCGATAACATTTCCTTCAACAATAGTAGCTCCTCTTTTAATAGCTCTAATACGAACTTTTCTATGATATGCAGCTTCTTTAAGATTACTTCCAAATTGATTAATTAATCTTTTATTTTTATAAATAGCTACATAAAGACCTGACGCATATTGTTGAGTAACTATCTCAACTTTACCAAGTTCTTTATCATTTATTACTGTTATCATATTCTTCTTTGATTAACTTATTCTGTTCAGATATAGCTTTCATAATAAGTTCACGAGAATCCCAAAGACTTTCAGAACCAACACTTAGATAATAATGTTCAAGCACTTCTTCATTAGACATCTTTTGGAAGTCTATAATATGAGGAGTAGTTTTAATAACATCATCAAACTTATTGGTAACATCGTTCAACAGATTATATAGTTTACTACGAATAACTACATTATCTGTATTGTTCTGTCTTATTCTAGCAATAAGAGCAGGAATTATCTCACTGTTATGCATTATCTAATGATTTAATATATTCAATAGCTTCATCACGAGAATCACACAGCTTATCTAATTCGATATTGCGTTTCCAACCATCTCCTTCATTAGTAATAACAGTAACACCATACGTACCTTTAAAGGAAATACCATTAACTTCTCTATTGTATAACCCGTGTTGATTATCTTTTTCAGAACAACTAAGTTCTATAATATGATTACCAATAGTATGATAACTATCAACAATGGGAGTAAAGAAATTACTTCCTTTAACTATACTTTGGAATATCTTAGCTTTTTCCATATTTACTTCCAGTTTGATTGCGACACCATTCAAGATTAGACCAATGATTATTAGCACTATTACCATCTTTATACCTAACATATTTATATATATTAGGTTTAGGATTAGTAACAAATGCTTGAGCAACGAGAGTAGCTATAAATAGCTTAGCACTATTACCATTGTGAAACAATGTAACATGAGGTCGTTCGCAACCTTTACCACGATACCATTTAAGATAACGTTTACGATTGTCAGACCAAACTTTTCCGTCTTCTCCTATACAATAATTAGGAAAATTAGGAATAGTGACGAATCTAACTGTGTTTTTGACTTCTTTCATACTTTTTATTTAAATAACGTGCACGAAGTTTAGCTTCTTCGTAGGAATAAACTTTCCTATGCTTAATAATATGATTAAACAAATCAAGAGGAGCATAAACACCAGCAGTCCTTTCAATCTTACCGTTAAGATAATTGTCGATTTTCTTAGATACTTCTTCACGAGTTATTACAATATATAAGAACCTAATAGAATTGCGATATGCAATATTATCGTCAGGTTGTCTAACAACTATGTATTTAGCTTTTATTTGCTTCTTCTCCATTAGTTCATTCACAAATATAATCAATCTTAATATCAGACCAAAGAAAATCTTACTGTTTTTCAGCATATACAGAAAACGATTCTAAGGCTCGTCATTAAACGTAAGACAAAAATAGTATAGTTGTTAAGGTTGGCATAGTAAATCGCACATAGACGAAATATCAGCTATTCTCGTTGATTTCCCCCATAAAGGAGCGTTGTTTCCTATACGTTCCGACAGTCCTCTTTGAGTATAAGCTAACGATTTATCTCACAATCAGAGTATACAATAGAAACACTAACTTTACAAGGGAATAACAAAAAACCCTACTGCTAATCTCTCGACTAACAATAGGGCAAGGTATCAAACCATGACTTACTTTAACAACTTATATACTATAAGGGTATCATCCTCTTCTTCTTTTTCTAACTTAACGTTAGTGTCAGATGTAACACGAAGACTTCGTATTATATCAGAAGCATTAACAGAATAATAACCATAATCTGAAACAGATACATTTCGGCATTGACCTTGAACATCTTCTGTAAGAAAACCTAGATATATTGATTCTTGTCCTTCCACTGGGTCGAACTTAACCATTAATAACATCTTTAGTTTATCTTTCAGATGTATGTTTTTTATTATCAGTTTCTTTTTCTTATAGTCTATATAAGATTTATTATAATTAACTTTCTTCTTCGATATTATTTGGTAATCTAGTAGACTCATCATCAAGTATTTTTATAACATTTCCATGTGAGGGAACTTCCTTGACACCTGACCTACATCTAAATTCAGCAAACGCTATCTTTCCAATAAACTTGTCTTTATTAATAAGATAACTTTGACGAGTAGAAGCATCACCAACTGGCATACATTCAAATGTTTCACCATTAATATCATTACGAAGAACAAACTTACTAAAGTTAGGTCGTTTAGCTCCTTCGGGAATAATATCTAGGATTTCAAATTTACCATCTAATATTGGTTTACTTTTGTACATAGTAGAATTACGTTTACCAAACTGATATGTAGCATAAGGATTTCGGAGAATAGCTCCCTCGAACTTAGCTTCAACAAAGATGTCTCGATATTTAATAATATCTTCATCTCCATTTACATTATCATAAGTATGAATAAGAACGAAACGATTCTTATTATTCATGTGATAATCAAGAATAGCTTTAGCATTAACGTAATTAGGCATCTTAAACTTGCCAAATTCTGACTTCAATAATGATATACGATTAGTTTGAATCATATCATCAATAGCTAAATCATAACACCAAAATTGAAGAAAACGATTATACGGACTTTTAAGATTCTCGGCAGCACTTAGAATATCATTTAGTTCAAGACCTGGAATATATAATTCTCCGTCTAATACTAGATTATCTTCTAACATACGATTGAATAGCTTGTCTGTAATAACATCATCAAGCAATATATTCTCCAATACAGGACATTTATATTCAAGTCCTTTACGACTATGAAATACAAGACCTTTAGTTTTAAAGAATCCTTCACCACGCATAACAGCTGATATATTACAACGAACACCGTTAATCTTAATTTGAGCTAACAAGTTTTGTTCGTTATTATATTCATATATCTTAGCTAGCATAGGAAGAACAAATCCTTCATTATTAGTATTGTATTTAGGAAGATACATATCAAGATAATGTTTCAAAGCCTCAATATTAGGTATTTCTTGAGGAGCTGCATCATATAATTCAGACAGTTCCATACCTCCTTCTCTACGCTTAGCTGCGACAATAGTTTTCCATTCTTTCTCAACACCTCTAGGTGGAACATATTCAGATGTAGTCCCTTCTTTACCAACAATACCATACTTTAGTATAATCTTGTGTCCTAGTATTTCAGCTGACCAAAAGATTGGTTTACCTTGTGCATTACGTTTATAAAGAATAATACTTTTCGATTCGCTCATAGTTCTTCAATTTTATATTTGTTAGGTTGTTCACGCATAAGACCAATAGCAACTTCTCTATCAATAATCATAGACTTATTAGTTTCAATAACAATAATCCTAACTTTAGGATTAGGAGAGGGAGATGTAACAGATTTCCGCTCCTTTATGGGGGAAGGTTTGGTAATCTGTTTACTAGTCTTATTAGTTCCCTTTTTCTTTTCGTAAACAATAGGAGGATTAACTTCTTCATATTTAAGATTAGCTTCATGAATCTTTTCAAGAGATTCTTTATCGTAACCTATATATATAAGAGCAGCCATTATCCATCTATATCTAAAATGAATAGTTTGAATATAAGGATAATTAGGTAAATCTAATTCATGAAGATAACTAGCAATAGTATCGGAAGTACCGTTAACTTTAAGATTATGTTGAATCATCCTTATATCAGAAGCATCTAACTGATAACTAAACGGATTTACATTGTTTAACTTCATTTGCTGTAAGTCTTACAATTATATACTTTTTAGGTTTACCTATTCTCGCATGATAGAACTTGAAACACTTTAGATAATCAGTACTTTCAGTCCACTGTATAAAGTTTCCTTTAGATACAGATGTATTAGTTTCATAATTAAACTCTCTTGGAATCTTATGACTACTATACATGTCTTTATCTAAGTAATTCTTAATGATAGCTAAGTGTTCAGGATTATCAAACTCAAAGTTACCATAAATTTTTATCTTAGAAAAGTCAATTGGTGTACCGTCAGAAAGAGAGAGACGAATTAAAATATCAGGATTATCAACCATTTGTTGTCTGACATCATCAAGATACTTCTCTTCTTCATCTGTTAAAGGATACATAAAATAATAGCTATAAACATTTCCGCTATTACCGAAACTGTTTATAGCTATTCTCTTTAATGGAGCAAATGAATTAAAATCAATTACTCTACGTTCTTCTTGTGCCTTTGGAAATGACACATATTCTTCTTCTCTACTCATATTCAAATAATGATTCAGTTTGTTCTATAAACGAATTAATAGTTTCTCTTGAATACATACTAACTAACTCCGAGAAATCTTTAGCACCATAACTTCTTGGAATAACAATAGGTATAATACCATATTCTTTTCGTAACCTACGAGCACCACGTACACCTGTCAGGTCATTGTCAAAAAAAGAAATAAGTATTCCATTGTCGTTTAGCTTAGATTGAAGCCAGTTATATTCGTAATCTTTGAGAACATAACTCTCCGAAGTAACATTAATTACTCCTATTTGAGACTCTGACAAATTCCCCCGTAAAGGATAGGAATGTAACCAGTAACTTAATGCTAGATTGTCCTTATATGATTTAGTAATAATAATTATATCATACTTAGGTTTATCAAGATTAAGTATTCCAACAAGACCATTATGATTAGTTATAAACTTGATTTCTCCCTTACTTCTATCTCGAAGAGGAAAATAACATTCGATATTATAAATACCGTTACTATCAAGTCCAGTAACATAAGCATAACAAGGGTCTGATTCCTTATATGTATATTTAGGACTAGGTTGACAATACCTATTAATATACATTTGGTCAACAGGATAGACAAAATGAGTATTAAGCCAATGTAGACTAACTCCCCATTTTCCCCAAATATTCTTATCGTTATTAGTCCAAGTTCTAGTAGCTATTTCAATAATTGGTTTACTAGCTTTGATTTTAGATATTACTTGTTTAAGTAAGATTTCATTCTCTTCATCTACTTCTCCGTCATATATTATCTTACGGAAAGTATAAGCTATATGCTTTAATATATAATAGAAATCTGCTTTATTAGCAACATTTATATGACGACCAGTTTTAAAACTTAGTACATAAGCTACTAGGTCGAAACAATCACCAAAGAAAGAGCCATTAAAATCACGAGCTTTTAGCTTGTGTTTATTATTGAAAGCAAAACCAAATGTTGGATGATTATCAACACGTAAAGGAGAACATATAAGAACATTGTTTTCAACACAATCATTAACTACTGATACAGGTATACCCATATACTTAGCCATAATCATTTCCTGACTAACCTTAGATAATATAAACTCTTTTGTTAAGTCTTGTCTTATTCCTCTACGCATAGTATAACTAGATAAAATAAGCCTAGCTTTACACTAGGCTTATAACATTATTAACGAAATATATTTGGATTACTTAGAATGGAAGTCCACCATTGTCTTCTGAATCAGGAGCAAATGCAGAACCTTCAGTTGGATTAAAAGTACCTGCCGCACCAAAGTTTGGCATACCACCCATATTAGGTTGAACAATTCCTGCACCCATTGCAATACCACCAATACCTGGGGCAGCTGCAAGATTAGGAGCTTTCTTTTGTTTTGATTGAACACCGTCCATAGGAGCAATACGTTCTTTAGTAATATCAAACATAAGACTAGGTTCTTTAAAATGAGTAGCATCCAACATGAACTTCTCTTCAAAGATACCTTGTCCGACAATGTTCGGGAATACTAAGTCGCCTTCTTCTGAACCTTGACCGGAGAAAGCCCAATCACCTTTGTTCTTGTAGTAACGATTAAGTCTGAACCAAAACTGTCTTTGGTTGCCTACTTTATCAAGTAATGCAGACTTACCATTTTCACCACCTGTTTCAACAAGTTTAACTACATTGTCAAACAGAACTCCCCATGCCTTGATAACATCTTCTACTTCAACTGGTTCATACTGACCATTATCATCATAGTCAACATAACCAAGTTCAAGCATTTCAGATTCTTCGTCAGTCATTTCACGACCTTTGAATACAACTACATCAAGGAAGTGTTTTATCCAAGCAAAGTCCATATTAATAAACTTCTCTTTAGCACCGCCAGGAATATAGTCAACATTACTTTCATAAGCCCAGAATGTCTTACTAGCAACACGAACATCAGCAGGATTAGTATGAAGAGAAGTAGCTTCAATAACAAGCTGTGGAACAGCTTTTCCTGCAAATGCCGGACGCATATTGCTTTCTTCTTTCATAGTTACCCAAGCAACACGAGCATGAAGATGACCAACAAATAACCAAAGATTATTAATAGCATCTTTGTGAGAGAACTTCTTACGAGAAGTAGTTCTTGTCTCATTACTAATACCTCTACGACGCTTTTTAGGAGCAGTAGTTGCAGCACTATTAGCTGGTTGATTTACTACTGATTCATCTACTTTGGCAGTTCCTTCTTTTTGAGTACTCATAAAAATTGTTTTTATAAAGATTAATACTAGCAATAACAAGTTGTACAGGCTTGCTATTGTTTATTGCAAAGTTTCCAAATATAATAAATTTCAAAATTATAGCCAATAAAAAAGAGCTAAATTCAATTAAGAATTTAGCTCTTTATAATCTAACTATTACCGGAAGAAGTTTTATTTAGCTGACTGACGAACAGAAGGTTCTCCATCAGATTGGAAGACAATCTTGTAAGCACTAACTTCAACAGTTTCTTTTTCGTCACCGATAACTCTACCAGTTTCAACAGCAACAGAGAAAGGTTCGTTAAGTTTAACCTCGAATACACGGTTGATTTTCTCTGCATCTTCACCGAGATTCTCTTTCAGTTCATTCCACATACTGGAATCAGAGAAAGTCAACGGCAAACCAACACCATTAAGATTGGAAGAAGTAGAAGTACGTGCACCAGAGTAAGCACGAGTAACAGGAGCATAATCATCAATAGTGATTTCTTCTACTGACTTGCCAAGTTCCTCTGCAATCTTCTCTTTGTTCAGTTCAAAAGCAGCAGCCTTTTGTTCAGCTGTCATACGAACACCAACAAGTTTAACTTTACCGTCTTTCTCGAACAAAGGTACACCTTTACAGATACCATATTTACCGAAGTTCTGAATAAGAATAGCACGAGCAGCTTCTGTACCAAACTCAACATTGTTCTCTTCGCACCATGCCATTACTTCGGCATCACGTTCAGCAATAGATGCATCAATATCAGCAATATTACTAACAAACTGAACTGTATCGCCAGGAACAAGACCCATGATACGAGTAACCGCACCTGTAAGACTAAATTTAGCTTTAGTACTATTAGCTGTCAATGTAGGTTCGTTACTAGATTGCATTGCTCTCTTACCACTCTGTACTGCGGAAAATCCAAATTGAAGTCCCATAATTGTAAAATTTTAAATGATTAATAATTAATTATTAAAAGCGAGCATATAGCTCATTGTTAGCGTAAAGTTTTGTCTTATTTCGTATCTATTGATTAGCAATAGTTAGACTTCTATTACTATCAAATCTCTACAATATCAGCATCATCAATACTCATATTGTTCACTATCTTAGCTTCTGTTGTTTCCATACAACCAAGTATTACATCAGCCGCTATATCACGAGCTGCAAGCGTAAAAGCTCTATGACCGATAAGTGTTCTCATATACTTAGTATAAGTATCTTTACTAGCAAGTCCGGCAGTTACAGCATCGCTATAACTAAAATGACCAATACTAGTAATAACTCTATTATCTACTATACGAGTAAGTTTATATTCAGTAATATAATCACAAGGAACATTAGGTATTCGGAATATTGGAACTAATCCTTTCGCTGCAATATCTTTAGCTTGTTGTTGATTAACTGCAACACCGAATTTATTATTCAACTGATATTCCTTGTAGATTGTACCGTTATAATCTTGATAATTTCTAACTGGATAAATACCAATTTCGTCATTATCAGAACTAGCATTAAATTCATCAGCTTCTCTCTTGCTTTTGAATCTCCTACAATAGTCAGGTATCTTACTATCTATATAAACATTATTACCGTCTGTATATTCATACAGAGCTATATAATCTTTTGTGCACTCCCATGTTATAGCTGCCTTCAATAATAATGCTTTGATTAAGTGAACGTCTAATGTAGTTTTACCATTAATAACTCCTAGATGTTCAATACAACTAGTAAACGGTAAACCTAACTCTTTAGCACGGCTATATATTGCAAGACCGTCTTGAATAGTCTTAATACCGCACTTATCACTAGACATTACTGATTTCAGATACGACTCTAACTTACTCCTATCATCGGGATTGTAAATGTTTAGGGTATTAAGAGCAGAAGCCATAATCATACTACTATTATTTGATTTTGCTTTTGGTTCTGTCTTAGCTAGAGTTCTTTCATTCTCTGTCTTTACTTCTTCCATTATTTCAAAGGTCGCTTATTGATTACTCTACAAAGATACTAATTTCTTTGTTAACTCCAAAGACTAGCATCAATTATTCTCCTATTATGAAATCAATTTCATTATCTTTAACTATTTCATAGTCTTTTCCTCCTTTCGTCTCTATTAACTTCTTCTCTTCGTTCGTACCTCGACAATATATCTTATATATAATGTTAGGTACAGAACTAAAAGATAGATTAGGTATTCGATATTTTAAGTCTCGTATGGAGCTACAAAGAGGTGACGTGAAAATTACAACGTCTACAACTCCTTTAAAGCTCGTATCAATAGAATTATTTGCCGACAATACTTTCATATAGTCGTCATTAAACAGTTCCAAATTTCGCGTTCTTTGGGCTTGAGCTTTTATGATTACAGGCTGTCCGACTTTAGCTCCTGATTTATATACTTTAGGTTTTCCGTTTTTGTCATAAGCCTGTATTCCTTCCATATCGTTATGATAGTTTCCGCAATAATCATACTGTAATATACTTATTCCAGTTTGGAATATCTCACCATTAGTCATAATAGATTTGCCCTCATACTTTATATTAGCATTTAGATATTCTGTTACTTTACTGGCAAATACTCCATTTTTTGAAATAATTAGTATTCTCTTGCCTATATTTTCCTTAACTATATCAAGTATAGCATCTAGCTTAACAATATTATCAGTTATTATCTTAGTTCTTTCTCTGATAATATTATAAGTTTGATTAACTCTCTCAATTAAAGAACTAGGATTATATAGTTCGTCTATCTTACGACACATAGCATCAGTCATATCCATTTTAGCTGACCAACCATTACTTTCCGCTACTTGTAATCTACAAGTTTCAGCTGCAATATTTAATCTAGGATTACCAGTACGACATTCTTCTAACTTATCAAAACTACCAAATATAGTAACACTTTCATTAATATATTGGCTACATCTATCATAATAGATTCTATCAGCATCAGTTAGGACAACACCCTTTTGGTACTCCTTTATGGGGGAATGAATAGAACGATTAATTAAGTGAGCATAATTAATTTCATATACTTTAGGAGCATACTTATACATAAGTACAGCATTATCAGCAACACTATCAATAGCATTAGTAGCAAGTAGCTTAAACTTAAAATAGTTACCACTATATTTCTCTGCAATCTTTCTGAACTTCTTTACATTAATAGTAATAAGTACATCTTTATGACTATTAGAACTCGGTTTATATGGAGAACGTTCAACATAATCACGAGTAAGTATAAGACATCGCTTATCAGTTATTAATTGTTTATGAATCTCTTTAAATTCAGAAGTATTATCGAGATAATAATTAATGTTAGCTCTATCTTCCATAGTCTCTGTTATAATAAGAGACGTTAAATCAGGAGTTTTAGCTACCATTTTATCTAACACCATTGTAACAAAGTTCATTACACTTAGTGGTTCAGATAGAATAACACTACCCACGCCTTTGTTAGCAGACCATTTATTAGCAGCTTCATTATAAATATCAGTTACATCATTCATTTTAATCAAATAAAGTATTTCTCATTCCATAGTATTTCTTAACTAAACGTTTACCTTTACCTTTATTATTACGACTTTGTTCTATTGGTTCTATAATAGCCATAGCTTCATTATAATAATATAAGTAATTAACATTTAATTCAGATATATCAGTATCATCAACAGTATTACATATAGAAACACGTTGACCTGCACATAGAGAACTCTTTTTAACTTGTTCTTCATTATGCTCATTCCAGCCCATACTCTCGACTTTCATCAATGTTCCCCCCGTAGAGGAAATGTAAAACCTTGTATTCCTCTGTACCACATCTGTTCTTATCTTTCCGTCTACGACATGAGTAAACTCTAGTCTATACTTATGATTAACATTTTGAGTACGACAGAAATCAAGAATAGATTTAGCATTTCTAAGAGTTTCCATTACAGGAGTTCCATTAATAAAGTATTCAGTAACACATTTAGCTACAATAGGAGAATTATATCCTTTAGATAAATCCTCTAAGAACATCTTAGGATTCATTCTACCTTTGAACTTACTACTTCCACCACGTTTAACAGTAAGATAACTATTAACGCCTTCGGTTACATACTTTGTATAATATGTAAATTCTAGCTCTAACCCTAGATGTTTCTCCCACCAATGACAAATATCATCAGCAGTTTGTTCTAATTCTCTAGGAACAATAGTTACAATACCATCTGTATTAGCACTTATAACATGAATACCTGCAAGTTCAAGTTTCTCTATTAACATCAATAAAAATAACTGACCGTTAATAGTAACTTGATACATTGCTTTCTTGTCACATAAGAAAGACTTTTCACTTCCCATTTTACCAAATATACCAGCATTTGCTACAATCTTTAGACAAGCAGCAGCAGTAGCATGTTTATCTCTCTCCATAACATCAAGAGATTTATCTTTGGCTAAATGTTTATGTTCTAGTCGTTCATCAACAATAGTATCAGCTATACGAAACCATGCTTTAGGAATAAGGTGTTTCTGACATACTTTAAGACTACGTATCATATTAGGATAATAACTTGCAACATCTCTGTCAACAATAATACTATCAGAATTTTCAACATATACGGCTGGAATCTCATTTGAATGTAGACCCCCAGTTGCGATGGTATAGGACGTGCCCATAAAGGTAAATTCTCGGTCAAATTCGCCCTTTTCTCCCTTCAAGGTAAGGGAACGTATGCCTGACAAAATATCGTTCAATTCAGGGGTCGAAAATGCGATTTTATCTGACAAGATTTCGGAAACCAAGATTTTCCTACGTATTGTCTTAGTATCAATAAAGGCTTTAGGATGTAGACCAGTGAACTTACTATATAGTTTAACAATAACTTTATCAGCTATTGTACTTCTACTAGCAGAATACACATCTACTTTATATTCCTCACTAATACGATACCTTAGAAGAACTTCTTCCTGATTCATCCTGATTAACTCGGCAACAATATATACATCATTGTCGTTATAATCAGCCATTTCATTAAGATATTCTTTAGGAATAAATCGCTCAAATACATTACGATAATGAATGTTAAGTTCTCTATCAGTCATTCCCTTTGCTTCGGGTAATCTCTCGTGATAATAATGTCTATCTAAATCACCAATAGGTGGCATAGTATACTCTTTTAGATTATACCATTTAATATTAATAGAAGTCTGTTTAAGACTTTTATGATAATGGTCTAACCTAAATATTTGGAATAAATCTAAATCTCTAAATGCAACGTTATTACGAAGTATAAGAGAAGTGAAGTTATCAGTCCAAAGAGTATCATTATTAGAACTACGAATAACTCTCTGTGATGTTTCATATAAGAATGTAATTAACTTACTAGGTTTATCAAATTGATTATAATACATAAGTAATGCACTTAACATTAAGCGGTCGTACTTCCGATTATTATATCCGAAATAATCTGCTTTCTGTTGTAACCAATATAATAAACTGAATAAATCAGTATCATCATCTTCATATAAAACAAAACGTTTCTTAGGTATTGTTTCTAAACGTTGTTTTATCTCTGCAATAGTAAGTTTATCAACAAGAGGAATAGCTTTTCCATCATTATCGACACAATCACTAAATATTTTGAGATAACTACGTAAATCAACAAATACTACCGAGAAGTAATTTCTAGTTACTTCGACATCATAACACATAGAACTCATATACTTATACTTTTTATTTACCGTAACACAAATATAAACGATTTTTGCATCTACTACAAGCTGTATATAATCTACGAAGAGTATTATCTATATCTCCCCAAGGATTACCAGTACGCATATCAAATACAATATCATTTACATCTATATATACATCGGCATAAGTACTACCCTGTGCTTTATGACTAGTAAGAGCAAAACCGTAATCTAAATCACGACTAAACTTTATTTTACCAGTAGACCTATCTAATAAGTTGGCTAGTAACAAGTTTCTCTCTCTAAATTCATAGTATTCCTTCCAACGCTTACTTCTATTATATTTCTCTGCATTAATTGCATTTTGAATATAAGTTTCACCTAACTTATAATAAAGCATAACATTATTAAAATTAGAATGGTCTACTACAAATAAAGGTTTAGTTCTATTGCCACCATTAACTTGAATAAACGTAACGTTAAATCCAAAGATTTCATCTTTATTAGTAAAATTCTTAATATCATGTATTATATAATCTTCAGAATTTACAATAATAGTATCTTTAAACTCATCAACAAAAGTATTATAAGACATTACTAAATCATTACGAGTTAGAATTGCTTTATCACTACCTTCAATGATATTTTTACGAATGAATTTATTCCATTCAGATACAGACTTATTAGTATAAGTTATTAGTCGACAAGTATCAACATCTCTAGTAAACTCTTCGTTATAAAATCCGTTTATTACAAGAGATTGAAACTCGTATGCACCACAAGTATAATATCCTTTAGTTTGAGTTGAATCAAAAGCATATCTATTTTTATTGATATATTCTAGGAATTTCCAACTCCTATTATCAATATCTTTTCTTAGTATCTTTAATAACTCACTAACAGGATTATCTTCTTCTTGTCTAACAATCTGTCTAAGAGTATAAAACTTAACATTATCAAAACAACGTGAACGAGACTCTTTAACAGGTGGTAATTGGTAATTATCACCCATATAAATAAGCATACATTCAAACTGTTCACATTCTCTTTCTATAAGAGTTTTAAGATTAATACCAATCATAGACGCTTCATCAACAATATATAACTTATATTGTTTAATCTTCTTTTCAGCCAAAGGGTCAAAAGGAGGATTATTAACATCAAAATCAGTAACATCGGTATTAAGTCTCAAACCTAAATCACTAGCCACAGTAGACGTAGAATATCCAGTAGATGCACGAAGTACACGAGCTGCCTTATGAGTAGGAGCTGCAAGACCAACAACAGATTTAGATAAACCACATCGTCTAATTACTTCACGTATCATATAAGTTTTACCCGTACCAGCAGCACCAATAAGTGCACGCTTATAATCACCTGCAACATAACCTCTTTCTATAAAGGCAACAAGATTTTCATAAGCAATCTTTTGGTCACGAGTAAAACTACTCAAGACTTTATCGTCTTTCTTAGCATCATCAAACTTTTCAAAATTCATTGCATTTTAGTAAGAATCTATTAATATTATCACGACATTTAAGTATATAACCTTTAACAGACAATCCTATCTTAAATGGAATATAACAACTAGGCATAACACAATAAGCATCAGTACATCTAACAATCTTAGTAGGTCTACCATGACTATCTAGTGCACGAGTATATATTGTTTTAAAACCTTTACATGAGTACGAACGTTCAGATAACATAATAAGTTCATCACTATCTTTAGGTTTAAACTTATACATGTTATCATGTAGAACAATAGTTCCAGTAACAATCTGCATTATTACTTTCTCACGAGGAATCTTCTTTTCCTCATTTACCGCTGATAGTTTGAAACTTAATCCCACAATATTAAGGTTTGACTATTTGGTTAACACTATACTGTACGCAACACGTTCCTTTACGGGGGAATATCTTATATTTATCAGTATTCATAATTCTAGGTAATGGAGTAATTTCACAACATCTATCACTATGAACATCTACGATAATACAATGATAAGCATTAACACATAAATCATGAGATATAACAGCTTTAAGTCCTTCAAAATATACATCAAAAGTACTATCAGGATTAACACATTGTTTTAAATCTACAACCATATTAATTAGCTTTAGTTTTATATATTTCGTATAACTTACTAAATTCATCAGAGGGCATACAAACAATAGGAACATTAGTATGCATTTGTTCTTTAGGAACAATACAGTTTCTTGCAGTAACTATTCTATCATCTTCAACAAACATTGTTTCAAGAACTAGACAATTACCAGCATTTAATATTTCCTTACACTTAGGACAGATATAAATAGTATCCGTACCAAACACAAGAAGCTCATCGCCACAAACTAGACATTTGCCAGTCGTGACAATGAGCTTACCATTATCTTGTTTAAACTCATTTAGCTTGGACATAACTAGGAATACGTCTCCTTTCTTCCATTCTAATGAGTTTAATACTAGTACTTTCAAGTACATTAAGAGTAAAAGCTACTAATTTGTAACTTCTCTCACTTTTTCCAAGTTTAATTTTCTTCTTAATCATTACGTTTAGTATTTAATTATTATTATTTAATAGGAGCATCTGACCGCTCCGCTTCGCTCCGCTTATTCCCCCGTAGAGGAGTTGTGAATTGTTTAACCTTTTGCTTAATTTCATCTATAATAGCTTTATTCTTATCAATACTATCGTTACTATAAAGATTATAACTATGTGTTTCATCAATATTTCTATTAATATCAAGAACAAATAGATACATACTAATATAAGAAGTATTGTTAAGATTACAATTAGTATAAAGGTCACTAGAGAGTTTAGTACTATACAACAGACTAAGCTGTATTTTCTGTAACTCTCTAAACAATTTAGTAAATTCTTTCTTATTCATGTCAGTATATTAGTTTTAATTAATAATCATAGAAAAAGGAGCAGACGCTTCTGCTCCAAGCTAAATAATTAATATTTATAAAAGTCCTAATTCTATCTCACGACAGTAATTTAAATTAGGGGTAAAAATTAGATTAAGTTCTGTTCTATCTCACGACAGTAATTAATAAACTTGTATTAAACACAAATACTATGTATTTATAGCTGACATTTTACGAAGAGGATTTCCCTTACTTCAACCATTTGGTCAATGTTTCAACTTAGATTAGTCATCATCAGAGCTATCAAGAAAAGAAATAGTGCGATTCTCACGAACAGCACTATTATAATTCCATAAAACCAATAAATACTATTCTCACGAATAATAGATATTACAATACGACAAATTTAATTTTAGTTTAACTAAAACAGATAAAACAAAATTGGCAATTACTTATTATATATATCTTTGTATAATCTACACAATAAAAATCAGGACAATCTTTAAGAAACGATTCACATATTCTACGAGCTTCACCTTTACTATTACCAGAGTAAAGAGTTTTAGCATTACCATTAAAAGACTTTCTTAGCTTATCATTCTTGTCTAGGAATACAAGATGATTTTCAGAACAATAGAATACAGAATAAATCGGAGCTTTACTAGCTTCATATTTAGCAAGAAGTTTATCATAAGATTCTTTAGCACTGTCTCTCATATCACTAATATATTTGATATAAGAAAGCATAATACTATCCCATTGTTCAACAGCTTTAATCTTATCTTCAATAGAATACTTACCATCAAGAATATCTTCAAGAAGATTATTCAATCCTTTAACATTAAGATTTTCTAAATCTTCAAGAATAGCTTTATTAAATTCTCCTTTAATAAAAGCCTTACGATAATCTTCTTTAATAGAATCAATAAGATTAACATCAGAACCACTAGCTAAAGCACAAGCTAAAATAGCAGATATAATATCTTTCATTATAATAAATTTTTAAATTAGACAATAAAAAACTCTACTAATATTACTCTAGTCTCACGACCTGAATAATCTTAATAGAGTGAACCGACATTTATTTAACCCTTTGTCAGATATTAATTAAATAGAGTACGTATCGGCATTATACTAAACGTAAAATAATAACTGCAACAGCTCCTAAAGCAATAAGAGAAGCAATAACAAAACCAACAGTATTATACTGTCTTTTAGCTTTAAGCTCTTCATAGGCTTTATTAGCTCTGTCTAATTCAATCTTGAGTTGTTCAACAGAATTACTAAGAGCTTTATTATTAGCTTCCAATTGATTCTTTGCAGAATTTAATTTAGAAGACATATTACGAAGTTCTTTATTTTCATGACAAACCCCTTTATACATAGTCTTATAACCATCAAGATTAGCATTAGACTTTTCATTAGATTTACGTAGACGAATAACTTCTTTCTTTAATTCGTTAACTGTTGGACGTTTCTTACTAAGAACATCGACATCTTTCTTTAATTCGTTCATAACTATTAGTATTTAATTAATCTTCAATATGAGTTATATCTAAGTCAAGGTCTATATTATCCTCGCTTAGAGTATTTCCAGTATTCCAATTATTAGCCATTTCACAGTCGAGATAGTCTATATCAGCTACCAAACCACAAATAGGAAATTCTACACCTTCGTCATACATAATCTTAAATTTTGTAATACGGATGCAAGTATAGCAATAAATAATGGAAATACCAAACAATAATGATAATATTTAATGAGTATTGCTATTAGCTATATCATCTTTGAAGCTATCCATTATATCACAAACTGATATATTAGAACAATTCAATAGAGTATTAATAGTATTAGCAGTACGTTGGTCTTTACAAGTAATATTAAAATTATCATAATTGAACTTACGAACAACATTAGGACTAGCTTTATGAATATAATAAATATCCATATCAGAGACATTGAAGTCTACAATATCATTTTCATATTTATCTAATACGTCTTTAAGAGATATGTAATATCTACAATCACCAATAGCTCTAGCAGCACTAGCAGTATCTTTAAATCGAATAAAGAAACCGGAATCAATAGAATTACGAATAGTTAGCCATTCAAAATCTAGCTCGTATTCTTTATATGGTTGAACATAAAGTCTCAAATCATAAAGAGCTTTTTTAAAAACTCTTAAAGCATGAGTTCTTTCAGCTAGTAGAGAAGTCTTTTCTTCTAATCGTTTATTGAGCTTATCAATATCTTCTTTAGAACGGCTTAATTGAGTATTGAGTTCCTCATTAACTTTAACAGTAGCATTAAGAGTATCTTCGATATTCTCTAACTTAATAAGACTATTAGTTTTCTCTTCAATAATCTTATTTAATTGAGCAATACGTTCTCCACGAAGATTAAGTTCATTATTAAGACCATTAATTTGATTACGTAATTCAGTAATTCTATTATCACTATTAACAAGTTGATTTTCAAGAAATTTAACTCGTTCAGTTAACTCATCATTATTAGATTTAAGAGATTCAATCTCATCACAATCTTTAATAGTATAAGTATTGCCTAAATCAGCAAGTTCAAAAATAGAACCAAGTGATTGAAAATCTAAATCAATAATACAACCACTTTCTTCAACAATAACAACTCCATTAGTATGAGACACAAGAGTTAGATGCTTTTTATCATTTACAACAGCTTTCATAAATACATGTATTAATTATTAAGAATTTAATTTTAAAAGTAATGAATCTATATCATAATAATATAGTATGATATAGTAAACGAATAAAGCTAATAACTATTATATAAGTTATTATAGTTTGAACTAAAGAACGGACGATAAAAACCTTCTTATAAGAAAGGTAATTAAACATCAAATACAACAAACATATAACTATTCCAATTAAAGATAGAAATATGTGGAATTGATAAGTAGTCATATACTAGAAAGATTAGATATTGCAACACAGATAATAAGTATAGCCATAACAGCTATAATAGATATTATCATAGACAAAGTACTAGACCTCCTATCAATGAGATAGTTATTCAGTAAGAGAGTAGTAATAACAAATAATAATACAGTTATTATAAAGAAATAAATATCGGTATTCATAATGATATAAGTTAAATGGTAAATAAAAGGTGAAGATGTAACAACAATCACGCTCCTTTATGGGGGAGAAAAGCGAGCTTGCGAGCGGGACTAGACCAGCTAAGTAACAAACCAAATAGTAATCTAGATACTAATAGTAATACATATCTATACATATTTATACATATTACTATACTTATTCTATTATTCAATCTATTGGTAATAATACTATCCAGTCTATTATATAGCCTTATATTCAATCTATTGGTATTCTCGTTATCAGGTGTTATATAGTATTAATATACTAGTGAACTATTCTGTAAGAATAGGAACTAGACCTCATACAATACAACCAAGATATAATACTAATAGTATATAGTGAGATTGGCAATAGTAAGATTAGATTAAAACATAATAGTAATAGTAATAGTAATAACATGTGATAGTACAATAGTATATAATATAGTAACATGTGATAGTAACAACAGCGATAGAGTATCGGAAATATAGTATCGGAAACATAGCGATAATAGTACAATCGAATAAATTTGATTTATACTCTATATGGATTTTGAATTAGCTTTAGGGTCAACATTAAGAGGTTTAGTTGAGTAAGTATGAGGAGTTGTATTGAGTTAAGGGAATGTAGTTTCGCTATCATCTCTATATCTTACTATTCATACTACTATTGATGCTATTGTTATTAGTAATAGTCTTCTTCCTACTGATGTTCATACTACTGATGTT